TCAAATCTCCACCTGCCAAATTTTTACCGCGCACCAGTGTCCGCGATCGCTGCCATCGTGCAGGCCGATACCCGGCAGATCAACAGCATGCTTCAACCTCTCACATGGGGAGTTGTCCACAATCAGACAAGATTGTGCGTTTTTTTTGAAAAACCGCTTGGCAAATCGGAAAAGCATTTGTATTAGCAGCCTCACTTCTGCAGCACACAGCGCCGCAGATTATCCCTGGTAGCTCAGCGGTAGAGCATTCGACTGTTAATCGACAGGTCGCCGGTTCGAATCCGGCCCGGGGAGCCAGCTTTAGAAACCCACGATGTGAAAGCGTCGTGGGTTTTTCTTTTGTTTCAATACCTTCCTTGATTTTATTGAACTTTTCTCTTGCGGTGTCGTTTTCGCTCGCCTACATTACGGCTACAATTTTGGCTACAAAGGAGTCTTCTAGTGTCTGATGATGTGTCGAAGTACGTGCAGAAGGCTCCAGGCAGTGACGTTTATCGTTATTACCGCCGCGTCCCGACAGAAGTGTGGGAAGTGAAGCGCGGTCCGAAGCACATAAAGAAAAGCCTGAAGACCACGAATCATAAAGAGGCTCTGGAACGGGCAGAGACGATACATAGGGCGCTTCGAACGCTTTGGCGGGTGCTCGTCACCGAGAACGATAACGCCACTGCGCTGCAGCAGTATGAGGCGGCGGTGAAGGCGGCACAGTCTATAGGCTTCACTTATCTTCCGGCCGAAGAGGCGTCGAAACTCCCACGCGGCGAGTTCGACCGGCGGCTTGGCGCGGCCTTTGAGAATATTTCCTCAGTGTCGATCGTGCAGGGAGTGACAGGAACCGCGCCAGACCCTGCCCCGCGCGTTAGCAATATCTGGGAGATGTATGAAAAATACAGCAGGGCCGCGATGCGGGGGATGTCGCCTCGGCAGACCGAGAAGCACAAGGTTTCTCGCGAGCGTGCCGTGAAATATCTCACCGATGTCTTGGGTGACTCCCATTTGGCGAAGATCACCCGCAACGACGTCTTGCGGTTCCGCGATTGGTGGACTGACAAAATCGACAAGGAAAAACTGAAGGCGTATAGCGCCAACCGCAGTTTTAGCGACATCAAGGGCATGCTTACCGTCATAGACGACGCGCTGCACACCAGTTACCGAACAGCATGGGACAAGGTGCGGCTCAAGGAAACCAACGCCACAAAGCTCGAGAAGCGCATTCCGTTCTCGGTCGAATGGGTTCAGAATGAAATCCTGAAGCAAGGTGCGCTCGACAACCTAAACGAAGACGGCCGCCTCATCATCTATACGATGGTGGAGACCGGCATGCGGCTAGGCGAGGTATGCAATCTTCGTCCGCAAGATATCCGCATCGATGACGAGGTGCCGCATGTCGAAGTTGCCGACCGGGACGACCGCAGGCAGAAGACTGATTATTCGATCCGCCGTGTGCCGCTCGTCGGGGTTGCGCTCTGGGCCATGAAGCAACGCCAGAACGGCTTCCCGCGCTACCAAGACAAGGCCGACTCCGCGTCTGCGATCATCAACAAGATAATGAATAAGAACAATCTTCGTCCAACGAAGCGGCACACGGTCTATTCGTTGCGCCACACTTTTCAGGACCGAATCGAAAACGCCAACTGCTCCGACCGGATGCAGGCGGACCTCATGGGCCACGAATTCGGACGTCCGACATATGGCGATGGCGCGGAGATGAAGCGGCGGCAGGAGTTTCTTGAGACGATCAGGTTCGATTGGCCGGAGTAGTCAACGAAAAACCCCGCCTGCGCGAGCAAGCGGGGTTGGTGTTTGTGGGTTATGGGTTGAGGATGGCCGCTGCGACAAAGTGCAGGTTGGTCTTCAGTGAAGGGTCGGTCGTCGACCAACTGTCCACCACCTCCGAGCAACGCTGACGCTCTGCGAGGATGGCGGTGGCCACGTCCTCTGGCCAAGCGACCAGATTGCCAATGCCAATATCCCGGCATACCGCGAGAGCAGTCGCCTTCACCCCCTCCGGAATCAAGCCGACCACCGCCGCACCTCCTGTTCTCCGACGAGACTATCGATAAGGCGGAGTGCCTTGTCCTCCAGCTCCTCGACTGACCGCGCCGAGATTACTGCATCAGCCTTGATGGTGGCTTGCACGCTGTCGCTCGCAATGCCTTCCGGCCCGTCATGATCCGGACGCTCCAGCCGCAGGACATAGCCGCCGGCAGCCTGGAACCACGGTGCTTCATACACCAGCGATTCGACAACGATTGGCGACTTAGGCGATTCGCGCCGCAGACGATTGATCTCCATCGCCAGTGTCCATTCGACGCCCATGTCAACGCCCATGAAGTGACCGAACTTCTCGAGGAAGAAACGCGGCGCAACGTTGCCAGGCAGGTGTGGCGATGGAATGTCTTTGAGATAGCCGTAGACCATCTGTTGCGCCTCCAAGGCGCTGCCCGTGACGTGCCGGAAGTAGGTTTCCGCCGCCAGCTTCCCGCCATCGAAAGCGTGTGCGCGAGAGAATCCGAACTTGCTTTCCAGAAGCGTGGCGACGGTCGATTTGCCGACGTTCCGCTTGCCAGTGATTCCAATCATCGGAGGCTTGTTGTCATTGGCCGCAGAGCGCGGATAGACGATCGGCATAATACCGGCCGGAAGAAGAATGCTTTCGTCTGGGTAGGCTTCGTCTGGGAGGTCGGGGAGCCGGCGCTCTGATTCGGCCAGCGCCGCAAGCGTCTTGGGGAACCTGTCCATCACCGCCTGTCCCAATGCCTCGTAATCTGTCTTCCCGATTGCCGCGCCGAGCGCAGCAACTTGGGAATTGGACGGAAGGTCCGTCAGGCAGCCTTCGGTATTCCATGGGCTCCATGTGTCGGTGTTGTTCATTGTGTCTCCTCCAGTGCTGCGCGCTTCCTGTATTCGGCGGCGTAATCTTCAAATCTCTGGCGGGCCGCTCGTTGAGCCGCCTCCCACGCCGACTGCATTTGCATAGGCGAGAATGCAGCCTCGCTATTTTTCCATGGCCACATCATACCTTCTCCTCCAGTTTGATCTTGGTTTCGATCTTCGGCTCGACGACCGGGCGGAAGCGGTTGGCGTCATAGGCGCAGTCTGGCGTGGCCCACGCATCGCCGAACTTGCTGTCGATGCCCTCCAGCTTGACGCCGTAGTAGGTGCCGAGCGTGTAATGCACCTCCTTGCCGTACCAGCGCACGACATAGACTTCGCCTTCCGTCAGGTTCGCGTCCTTAACCACGGCGCCTCCAGCAAGCGGCACCTTGTCGTTGATGCAGACGACTTTGTCTCCGCGCTTCATGCCGCGGCCTCCTGCAGTGCGGCGAGACCCGCATCGGTGATGGCAAAGAACTGTCGTGAACCACTTCCGCCTTTCGTGGCCGACACGAGACCAAGGGGAACGAGCTTGCGCAGAAGCGCAGTCGTATCCACCCCAAGATGGACGGTGGCGAAGTTGGCGTGTGTGGGGAACTTAACGTGCCGCCATCGCAGCCACGATAAAGCCTCCCGCTGTCGGTGAGTCATCAAGCCGCCATCCTCCCCTCATCACCAACAATCCCCGTCAGAGCATCGAACGCAGCCAGGAACTCGACTTCCGCCTCTTCCGGCGACCAGTATTCCAAGGTGACGCCGAGCGGGTCGTCATGCTTGCCGTGCCAGAACATCGGCAACAGGTTGACAAGTTCGTCGCAGATGATTCGTCCGTCGGCTTCGTGCACTGCGTCCGGCATGTCGGCGGCCAGTCCGTAACGGGCCGAGATCGCCGCCATAACTCCTGCTTCAATCCCCTTGTAGTTGGCAAGGAATGGCTTCAGCGGCCGCGGCACGTCGACGACGTATGCTTCAGGCGCATCGTGGAGAAGGCCGTGGAGGGCGATTTGCGGGCCGTAGCGGTCAAGCAGCCAGCGGGCAATCAGAACAGAGTGTTCCGCCACCGAATAGAACTTGACGCAGTGGCCTGCAAATCTGCATTGCAAGGACAGGCTATGGGCTATGTCCTCGATGAAGACTTCGTCGGCGCGCGGATCCAGAGGCCAGAAGGCGCGTCCTGTGTAGGTTTGCATGAAGTCGCCGGTTCGGTGGCGATGCTGGTTACGCAGCTTGTCGGCCGCGTCACGCTCGCCGCGCGTCAGGCCGATGTACTGGCCGCCGGTAAGGTTGACGACCTCCGCGACAGGCGCGTTATCATTCGCTGCCACGTACTTGTCGAGCGGGCCGGTCGTTATACTGTTTTGGGATTCCGGTATAACGCTCATGCTGCGACATCCTTGAGGTTGGACGTCTTCAGAACCTCAAGGGTCAGGCCGTCGTCCAAGACGATTGCCTTCACCTCTTTGCCGATATCGCGCAGAATTCCACTAATTCCGTTGTGGAGGTGCCTTGCCTGCTCCGTGCTGATTCTCTTCTGCGATCGGATAACGATGATGTCGCCATCCTCTATCGCAAGCTTTTTGATCTCTGTTTCGTAGTCCATTTTCGTCTCCTCATGTGGTGTGGTGGTTAGGCTGCCTTGGTGGGGCTTAGGTGGTGGCAATGATGACAGAAGCCATTGATGCAATGCCGAGACCTACGGCGGCCGTGGTAAAGCCGTGGCCAATGCTCAGTTCACAAGCGGCTCCGATTCCGGCGAGCGCCGAGGCGGAGAGCCACAAAATCCATCCATTTGTCAGATACTTCACGCCGCCACCCCCATCTTTTGATTGTCATTCGCAGCCGCGTCCAGCATGGCCACCCGAACGCGGGAAATCTCGCCGAACAGCCGATGGTAGGTCACGGTCTGGACGGAGCGGCCCGAAAGGAAGCCCGCGCCGAAGTGCCAGGCATCTTGCGGAATTGGCGCCTGATGCGATTCCATAATCACGCCGTTGCCTTCCGTCTGGAACTTGCTGGCGTGGTGAATATGAAACCCATGGACATATCTGAACTTCGTTGCGCCCCAATCTTCGGCCCGCCGATGAGCCATGATGCTGGCCATGTCCTTGAGCTTGACGGTATGCCCGTGCGTCGCACCAAGCATGACCGCTCCGAAGCGATGCCAGAAGAACAAAGAGGCATCCACGTCAACGAAGACGCGAGGCTCGTTGCGATACCAAGCCAGCAGGAAATAGCCGATGGCGACCGACGTGTGTTCATCGTGGTTGCCCTGAAGAATGCGGACTGTCACAGCCCGGTTATTGCGAAGAGCAGCATCGATCGTTCTGACCATAAGACGGCCGGCAACCTCAAGACCCTTCTGGTGCCTGCCGTCTGTATCGAGCACGTTGTTGCTGCGCGCCGTGCGGCTTTCGTTATTATCCGCGTGGAGCAGGTCACCTCCACCCAAGACGATGGCATGTCCGGCCTTGGCCGTCCGTGAGATTGCATCCTCAATGCCCTGCCCGATGACGCGCTCGGCGATCTTGAGATCCCAGTTCGTGCCGGTTTCCCGTTCCCATGTCAGAAGATTCACGTGCCAGTCGTTGCAGGGGATGAGTGTCAGAAGGTCAAGGTCTGACACGGCAGGCGCAGGCTGTGGGATTGCTCCGTGTTCGTAGTCCTTGAAGGCTTCCTTCAGCGTCTCGGCAATGTCGACAGCCGAGGGCTGTTCGCGCGTCTTAATCCATTGCTGCATAATACGGCCGGATGGATCGACGAGGGCAGAGACACCCTTGATGGTATGCCCAGCCATCAGCTCGAACTCAACGCCGGCTTCTGACCGCTGCTGGACGAACTCGCGCACGACGTCGCCGTTCTCGTTGGTTACGGCTGTCGTCTTTGTCAAGCGAAACCCAGGAAGCACCGGCTTCGTCCCCAGCAGCCCCCGCTCCGCCGCTCTATTTAAGCGGCCCTGAAAGCTCGATCTAGCCAGCCCCAGCGCCGAGGCTGCAGCGGACTGCGTGCCGTGTTCGGCCAGTGCGTCGACTGCTTCTTGGATCTGTTCGTTAGTCAATGGTGGTTGTGGCAATGGGTGTCTCCTGTATAATGCGATATTCGGTTATGTCGGCGTCATCGCCCATCTTCACCCAACTGAACTCGCTGGCCTCTCCGGTCCACTGGGCTAACGTCTCCATTCTGATTTCCACCTTTGTCTCATCAGAAACCGGACACGGCCCGCCGCTCCATTCAATCCAGTCGCTCATTCCCCCGCCTTCCCGTTCGGATGCTTCGGCCAAGGCCACCAGCCGTCAGGCTTTGAATTGACGGAGAACCCAGCCCAGCGGCCCGCCTCTTGCTTCGTCGGCTTGACCCAGTAACTCTTGATTACCTTGCCGCACTGGCTGGCAATAATCAGAGGCCCATCTTTTGGGGCGTTGCTCATGTCGAGGTTCATTCAATCCTCCTCTAGCGGCAGTTGCTTCAATCCGTACCAACAGCCGAAGCCAATGATCAGGCCAAAGATGGCGATCGATGTCAGCAGCCAGTAAACGTGCGTCCACATTTCGGGGGTCATGTTTTGGCCTCCTGCGATCGAGACCGCGCAACGATGAGCATTTCCATCTGGAAGCGATCCTTAGTAATCTTCTTTTCGCGGTAGTCGGCGCGGATGTTGGCCACTGCCGCCGCGATCATTTCTTCTTCCGTCATCTGCTGGTCACGGCCAGAACCTCGCATAGGAATCATAGTAGTGGCACCTCCCGCCCCTGCTCTTTCACTTCCCCAGCCGCACCGCCACCTTCTTCCGCAAATCCAGGCGAACCCTCGCCATCGATGTCAGCGCCGACCGTGCCGCCACTGCCGAGCGCGGCATCCAAAGAAGCCTGCAAGGCGTTAGCCGTGCCGGTGGTGTACGGCAGGCGGTAGAAGCGCGGGCCTTCGGAACTGTCGAGCAGCACGTAGATCGCAACATCGACTTCGATCTTGGCGCCCAGCACCGTGTAGTGGCCGGGTGCGGGTTGCCATGGGGCGGCGTGGCCTAGTGGGATGGTGACGGCAAAGCCGGTTATGATGGAAACGACCGTGAAGGCGATGGCTTGCCGTCTTGTGCCGAACCATGTGATTGCGCCGATGGATAGGGTCAGGATTAGCCAGAGGGTGATGGCGGGGGTCATGACGGCCTCCTGATGATTGGCTGGCGCGGTTCGATGCCCGTCATCTTCCAAGCAAAACCCCAGAGCCAGCCAACGAGAAACGCTGTTCCAACAAGCAGATTGAGCGGGCCCAGAAGGGCCATAAAGGCAAAGAACCCTAGATCCATCAAATCGATATCCATTGGCACCGAGCCGCGCCGCCAGAATGTTTCGATAGCAAGGTAAGAGCCAAGCAGGCCGCTCGCCAGCCAAGCGGCAATTATCAAGAACAGGTCCATCACTTCCCCTCCGATTTCATCATCTTGAACACCATATTCGCCGATCCGGCCACAACCTTACCGCCCGCCATGCGAAAGCGGATTGCTGTTTTTTCCTGCTTGTCCCGCTCCAGCGAAACCGGTCCGGTCCAGATCAGCCCACCGTCGGCGAGCCGAACTTCCACATTGACCAATACTGGAACGCGCCCAGCGCAGCCAAAGCAGCGAACGTTGATGGCGTACTCTCCGTCGGGGAGACCGCGTGTGAAGGCTGATTCCATGTTCAACGGCGTGTCGTCATTGGCCGTGCCGAGATCATCGCGTAGCAACGACCACGTACGTCCGGAGCGGCGAGAATAGTCCACCGGGCCGTCGTTCGGTGCGCCGACGCGAAGGTCGACGTCTATGCTCCCGGCGGGCCAGGTTATGCTGGCGATGAGATTGCCGGGTGGAGATAGTGGGTCTTCTTGGGCGGCGATTGGATTGATTGACGGCAAGAAGAACATCAGGATGGCGACCGCAGCCAGCAACATTGCCAGAAGCGTGTCTTGGATGACGGTCCTAATCATTCGCCAGCATCCATATGAAGAACGTAGCCGACCGTTCCGATCCATAGTGCGGAGATCGCGCCGACCAGCGTTGAGCAGAACGCCACGCTCATCCCGTCAATCAGGGATGTGCCTAGCTTCAGAAGGCCAGCCGCGCTTGCCATGTCGCCGCTGCCCATTCCTTGGATGGCGATCACGAATCCGATCAGATTCCCTACAAGGCCAAGCATGACTGCCCAGACCTTCGCGTGCGGCAGGATACGCGTGTGCCCGACGAATGCCGAGCCCAGCGCCACGACAAGAACCGCCGAAATGACGTAGCTGATGTTCGACACGTCATGAGTGAAAACGAACGAAACGTAGCCCATCACAGCTGCCCACACGACCAGCGCGGCCCAGCAGACGTTGAGGACGATAAGTTTTGCGGTGACGCCAGAGAGCGGCTTGGGGGTGTGGTAATCGAGGTGGGTTGGGAGGGTGTCGGTCATTGTGCTGCATCTCCGCTTCTCGGGCTACCAGCCGCGCGCCACAGCGCAACCGCCTCAAGCCAACTTTCCGCCTCTTCGAACTCCAATCGAGCCGACTCGCACTCTCGTTCGATCTGATCGTCCGACAGGGCGTTGAAGTCGTTCTCGTATTCCTTCCAAGCGTTCCCCATCACACGCCCCTTCCCATAAGTTCACAGACCGCAGACGTCGGAACCGCCATGCCAAAACCAGTCAGGCTAGGCACGTAGTTCTTGCCAAGCGGCAGCGGTGCCAAAGCAACGGCGGAGGTAACGCCGACCAGATCGCCCTTGCTGTCAAACAGGCCGCCACCTGACATTCCCATGACGGTCGTCATGTCGGTGATGTAGGTTAGCTTGTGCATTGGGGTCTGGCGCGCGGCTCCGGATATCTTGCCGGATGAAGAGACGAACTCAATATTCAGGGGATTACCGTCGGCGCGAACGGAGTCTCCTTCTTTCAAGGAGCGGCAGGACATATGCGCTACGGCGATTCCCTGTGGCTCGGTGCGCAAGAGCGCGATGTCGTATGCGTCATTGACCCACAAGACGCGAGCGTACCGCGGATTGCCGCGAGTGGTCTTGATCACCACAGACGCCTTGCCCTTAACGACATGCGCTGCCGTCACGATGTAGCCGGATCCGATGTGCGTGCCGCTTCCGTGGCCAGCCGGTAGGACGATCTTGATGGAGAATGAGGACGTGACAGGCGGCGGGACAGAGCCGGCCGATGTTGAATAGAGGGTGGCCGCGACTAGTGTGATGGCGGCAAGAAATCCATAGAGATATCGTCTCATGTTGGTCTCCTCTGTGGTGATGGCTGGTGAGGCCGGTGGAGTCGTGGTTTGGTTATCTTGACAATAGCTTATATTTACAAAATTGTCAAGGAAATTCGCCAGAACGCAAAAAAGCCCGCTCGCCAGTTACGGCAAGCGGGCTTATATTTAGAAAATGACCAAACACACCAGCAACGCCACATGGGCGGGCATGATCGCAATGGACCTGCAGTATTTCGTCTATTGCGAACCGTGCGAGAGGCACGCCGAGATCGACATGGCGAAAATGCCGCCGAACGATTCCGCTTTGAACAGAACGTTCCGATGCAGCCAGTGCGGACGGCCGGGGACCAGTTCGGTAAATGCGAGGAGCATATTGCGGACAGTTCCGGGTCGTTGGCCTAAGTAGCGCGGCGGCGGGCGGGCGCGACTGGCTGCTCAAAAGCACGGTCTAGCCGTTCGTTCATACCCTCAATGCGATTTCCAACACTCTCGATAGCGCGAAGCAATTGCGCAGTCTGCTCTTGCATGCCTTGCTTCGTGGCGAATACTTCGGAACAGTGAAGGCGGTGAGCCGCCAAATCAATGCGTGCGTTGGCGGCTTCGGCAATAGCAATCCCGGCCCTGTCATTGGCTTCCTTGCGGGCGACATCGACACGTTCAGCAGCCTCCTTGCGCGCCGCCTCCACGCGTTCCAGTGCATCCCGGCGCGCTGTATCCACCTTGCCCTCAATGCGCCACCAGATGCCCCACAGGGCGCCGGAAACGGTGATGAAGAATATCGCGCCGCCAACGAGCTGCGTCCATAGTTCAGCGTTCATGGATCACCCCTCAAACCGGCGTCACGCGCCACGACCACGTCACGCAGCGCCAGATGGCGGCGATAACAGGTCAGCAAGCGTTTACGGTCGGAAATCCAGAGCTTTTCAAGCTGCGCCTGCGCCAAGGCGTTCGTGCCGAGATCGATTGGCAGGTCGCACTTCTGGAGCAGCGCGGAATCAATCGTTGCGATCTGCGGACGAACCGCAGGACTAACGGATCGAGTTGATACGGCGCACCCCGGCAGCGCCAAGAGCAGGCTTGCCAGCATCAGGGTCTTTATCGGCTTCATCGGCCAGCTCCTTGATTCGTGTTTCTAGTTCGGAGTTGGCGGCCTGCAATTCGGCAATGCGGGCGGCCTCGAGAGCCTTGGCCGCGTTGTTCGCAGCAGCCTGCCGCATGATTTCCTTGGTGCGAGCGTCGTTGTATTCGGCCACCAGCTTGTCGTACCGCGCCTGATACTCCACAGCCGCCCGCTGGTAGCCTTGGTGGTCGATGTAGGCGTAGACGCCCCACAACACGACAACGGCGGCCAGCGCGGCTAGGACATACCCAAAGGGCTTGCTAAACAATAAGGACATCACTGCTCCACTGTCACGTTGGTGGTGGTGTCGGGATTATCGACGGCGGACTGCGCGACATCGGCCTTCAACTCATTCTTTCGATCCCAGACCGCGCCGAAGACATAACTGCCCAGCGTGCCGCCAAAGAGCGTCGAGAGATTGATGAGCGCGACGTCCAGCAGCGGATTGGTAACGGCCCGCAACATCGCCCACGCAATGATGATCGTGATGGCGATGGCTTCCCAGAGCATCGAGATGATGATGATGCGCCGGCGCACCGCCCAGTCGGGCGATGCCTTGTGGTCCATGAAGAACCGCATTTTACAACAGCCTGGCGACGGCAGCCCGCAGCAGATCGCCGCACGCTTTGGCGCCCTTGACCTCCGGAGCGAATGCAAGACGGGTGAAATCCCACTTGCCGCGCTGCTGAATCCCTAGAGTTCCCTGCACTTCCGCGTGGCTCAACACCGTCTTGGCCGTAACCGGAATGCCGTAGAAACGGCAAAGGTCAGCGACAACGACAGCCAGCTTATCCCACTGCGCCTTGGTCATCGGGGCCTTGCCGGGATTGAACGGGCTTTCCGTTGCCAGCGCCATGCAGCAGAGCGAGACACCAATCGAGCCTGTGTTGCAGTTCAGCGTGTGGGCGGCATAACCCTTCTTCTTTGGCGCGGCGTTCATGTCGATCGTCGGCTTGCCGCGGACTACGTCGCCACCGTCCTCGATCAGAATGTGATAATGCGCCTTGTCATTCTCGCTCGCCTTGTGGTGGCCAGCGGTCCAGTGGCAGATGACCCGCTGCATTTTCGCAGCCGGGAGCCACCCGGCAGGCAGTGCCTGTAAGGTTGCGGTCATGGTTATTCCTTGTGGTGGGTGTGGTCAGGGAACCCGTTGGGTTCTCCTGTGATGTGGTGGTGGTTACTTGACAGCAATTAGAGATTGAGTGAGGGTTAAAAAAGCTAAGGCGCCCTGCGATGCAAGGCACGCCAAGACACTCGACGAGGAGGCAAGAATGCTTACCACCGCGCATTTGATTTTGGTTATCACCAATGCGATTTTGGCCACAACCGCCGGGATGTTCGCGGTACTTTGGTTTCGGGGGCGGGAAGCTAAACCGGCCATTCCAGAAGTTGACCCGGACTTTTTGCCAGACGAAGACAAGGAAGCGGACCGCCTCGACCCGAGAATAGACAACTGGGCCCTCCGCCCGCGCGCTACGACATAGCCACGTATAGCCCGGAAACTCTAAGTTTTACAGCTTATTCATGAGGCTAAACGCTTGAAGGGCCGTCACTCTGTCGGACGGCCCTGATTGGTTCACACCTTGCGGGCGACCGGCAACTTTTCCGGCTTAGCCTTGCCCTCAAATATCTGGCTGTAACTATTGCTGATATGGCCCACATCTAACGCCCAATACCCAGCGTTACTAAGTTTTGCAGCGAGTATGGTTCCTGCTGGCCCTAGAGCAATCAAGCAAAGCGTCTGCCTAGGTACGGTCTGCTTAACCACGTCGATGACGCGCTCAAGGTCGTCATAGGCGTTTACCGGCGTGGAAAATATCTCTGTTTGACTTCGAGAGTTTGAGAAAAGCCCCTCAACCGGCTCGAACCGAGATCCCTCACCCGTAATGAAGCAGATGTCCTCCCCCTCCCAAAGTTCACGCCAAGCCTTTACGGCGCTTTCACCAAAATGCCGGAAGAACTGAGGCCGCGAAACCATCGCGTTCCCGTATGTTACCTGATCGTCAAGCATCAGCTTCAGTGGTGGCCACAACAGCGGCCACTTCGCCTCCCAGACGGTGTTTCCTGGCATCAAGTCCGGCAGACCAATCATCAGTTTTTCGCGATCGTAACCATCAAAAGTGATGACGGCCTTTAGATCAGCCGACAGTTCAGCTGAAGCCACCTGAAACTTGATGCCATGGGAGAAATAAACCATCGTTTCCAGCTCGCCGTCGCCGTAGCGAGAAAAACTGAGGCGGTTGGTTTTGAGGTGCTTAACCGTATCGACCATGCTTAGTTGTGTTTGAGCCAGGAATTCCGCTATTTCAACGCGCATCCCAGCCGTTGCTGCTCGAAGCGTCCGCTCCTGCAACTCCATCAAACCCCGGAGCGTGTCTTCCATTTTCTTCTGACGATCAATGATGGTGGCCAGTTCTCGCAACACAGTGGCTTCATGCTCGGCAACAACCTCACGACGCAAGACCTGCTTAAGCGAAATCAAAATATCATTCAAACCAGTGTCGTCAGTCATTATTGCCCCTATCTTATTGAACCCCGATCGCGGTACTGATAACGAAGTTTCTCAAAAAAAAGAAGGGCTCAAGATGACACAAGAAGCAAAATCCCCGGCGCGAGAAGCAGCGTATCGAATATTTAATTTACTCACCCCAAGCGCGAACTCCCATCTAAACGACGATGAAAAGCTGCTCTATGGGGAGGTTTCTCACGACGAAGAAGATGAGGAAGTTATTTCCCAGATCGAGGCCATTATTCAGGACTTATCCCCCGCCTCTGCTTGATCCTGTTCCCTAAACGCGGGGTCAGGTTCACTTGGACGAAGTTGCTCTAGAATTGAAATAAGGCCAGCAACCTCTCTATATGGCTTTGTGGTGAGGTAGTCGGCTATTGCCTGTGCTGCCCTGGTCTCAATAAGGAAATATTTCACGCAAGTTCTCCTATGTCGTGCTGTCTGTAAGAAGACCCATTGTTGCAAGCTGGCTGAGCAATGAGGTCAACGCAGCATTACCCCCTTTGGCGCCCGTAATCGTTGGCTTGGCAGTTGCTGCGGAACCGTTGAACCCCATCCCGGTTGGCGTAACCCTCATTCGGGTGACGTTGTTGTTGCCGATCGACCAACTATCATCAGTGAAATCATACTTGAGAAAGCCTTTCAGGCTACCTGCGTATGCATTGATGATTGCAACCGACGAGGACACGCCCTGCATAGTCATGCTGACCTGGCCGTTGTTTTCCACAATAAAAGACCGGTTTCCAGCGCTATAGGAAGCGGGTGCGCCTGCGGCCCTCACGCCACCTGTGACAACGTGCAGTGAGCCCAAAGCGAGATCGCCCCGGATACCTCCGATACCGACATAACCGTTCGCAAACGATCCTGAGATAAGATCCGCTTTGTTTCGGTTGCTAACGGAGAGGATGCCCGAGACGGCCACCGCCCCAAAACTGTTGCCCGCGCTGTAGCCTAGCAGCACGTTATCGTCATGCTGTATGGCATCGGAGCCAGCGAACGGTCCCAGCAGCGTGTTGTAGGAGCCCCTAATGGCTGTCCTGCCAGCATCGCTACCGGCAAGGAGGTTGCGCTGGCCCTCCTGCCAAAGCTTGCCTGCACCGTAACCAAAGCCTGACGAATACTTGAGCAGCACGCCATCATGGAAGGTTTCAACACCTACAGAGGTGACGCCTTCGACATCGGAACCTGCAGAGAGAGAGTGGTAGCCAATGGCAACGGTGTATTTGGCTTTGACCCCGCCAAGGCAATCCCGGCCGATGATGACTGTCTGGTACGCATCCAAATCGGAGGTAACAGTAATGGCTGCAATCTTTGTGCCGATACCCGGGTTACGAGTTTCCAACCCGTCATAGTCCCACCCGACTTGGCCAGGATTGAACCCGTTGGATAGGTACATCGGGTGCTCATCAGCAATCGGGTTGACGCACCCAAACCACTGCCCAGCATTGGCGCCGATCGCGGTCACGCGGTTGGCATACGAGGTGAACTGCATGCCGTTGACGCCAAAAACCTCGGATCGGTCGATGTTAATAGCTCGCTGGAACTGCAATGCGCCTACGGCCGTAACGCGGTTCAAAATCCCCGACTTATGCGACCCAGGAGAAATGGCCACCGTAAGATGGTCATCCGACCCGCTCGGGAAATTCCCAGTCTTGTCATAGTAGCTGTCAGGAGAATACCGCAGTGATGTACGGTAAGGGTCATAAACAAGTTGAGCGCCGCCGTATGTGTCCGCTCCAAGCTTCAAAAACCCAGGACCATGCACGGGCTTTGCCGGGAAGTCCGAGCCAAGGTTAAACACAGAACCATTCGGTAGAAAAACCGCGCTCTGAACTGCCTCAGCCGCCTGATAGTCGGTCGTGTCCACGGTCGCCCCGTCGCCAGTTGCGCCGTACTCCAAGGGAGACCGAGGAACGGAATTGCCGAACGCAGGCACAACATTTATGCGTGCCATGTTAACTGTTTCCGGACCCCTGACATCAACAGCCAAGGCCTTAATTGCTGTAAAGCCAGTCGCAGAGACGTAGACGCCCACCGCTGGCTTTGTTCCGCCGCTTCCGGTCCAGTCGGAAACCTTCATGATCCTGCGTACGCCGTCGTCTTCCAGCGCGAGCACAGGAGTCCAACCGCGAAGACCAACGGAGCCTGGAACGCCGGATACCGGCTCAAGTTTAATTGCGCAACTCATCCGAGCGCTCCCTTTGTAATCGGCTCAATAATTGGGACATTAACCCGAACGCCGAGATAGACCTCGGCTCCATCGCGAATGCGTTTGAAGTCGAACCTGATTCGCTCACCGTCCAGCAAGAGAGCGGTTCGCCCCTCTTCTATGGTTATGGTGATCATCTGGCCGTCCGTGATAATGTCACCGGCCATTGTGCTGCATGTCATACGGCCAATGGGATGAGCGAAGCCGATCCGATACCATTCGATCTCGGATACGACGTCGTCAAACGATTCAAGCGTGCCGTCGGGGCAAATGAACTCTTGCGACCAGCTATAACCGCGGATCACTGAATTGGGCGTATCCGCCATTGGTTTTCTCCGTGGAAAAAGAGTGCGCTGGGCGGATTGGGTGGTTAGTCGACGTCCGGTTCTGCCGCGGCTTCCGCAACGGGCTCAGCCTGCGAGAGGGCCTGAATTAGGCCTGCGACTTCCTTGAAAGGACGCGTAGAGAGATATTCCGCGACAGCCTGGAGAACGTTGGCGGGGACAGTAAATTTCTGCATGTGGATTCCTTACGAGAGTGCGATCGAGCCAGAGCGGACAACCCCGTCCGAACCCTTGACCTTGAACGTGAGCGAGGTGTTTGACGTAAGCTGGAACATCACGTCGCCGTTTGTAGCCGGCGTTACAGATGCGGCTGGGGAGACCACTAGCGGCCTGCTCAATCTAACCAGATCGTCAATCTGAATTGCGGAAGAAAGCGCGCCAGCAACCATCGTGCGGAGCGTCAAGCGAGAGGCTTCAGCGCCATCAGTGGCGGTGATGATAGTCCCGAAGATATCGGCGTAGTTTGTCGTGTTGGCGGCGCTGTCGAAACCAACAAACCGAAGAGCGGCAATGAGATCACTTGCCGCCGGCGAGGCGCTGAGCCTACGTAACTCGACCACTGGTCCAACCCCAGCACCATCATCGGAATGACTGAAAGAGAAAAAGCCGCCATTTTCGACGCCGAAACGTTCAGCTCCCGCAAAGTCCCACACCTTGAAAGGCTGGGCGATCGCACCAAGAGACGGCGGGTTAATGCCGACAAATCCTACGTCAAACTTGCCGCCAATAAGCGGGGCACGACTTGCGCCGCGCTGAATTGCCAGAACCTCAGAAAGAATTGAGCCCCATCCGATGCCGGCCTGATAACCCAAGAGGACCGAATTATCGACCTTCGTTGGGCCGTTGGCAGCATAAGGGCCAACAATCGTATTGTTGGAACCGTCAACAACTGTCGGCGCTGCGTTGTGGCCCGCGATGAGATTGCGTGTGCCGGTTTGCCAGAAAATACCGGCGTAGTTGCCAATGCCCACTGTTTGGCTAAGGAACACCGCATCCCGCAGTGCATAGGTACCAATACCGACGAGAGAATCGGCATTGAAGGCGTTGGTGCCGGCCTGGTATCCGAGGAAGTTCAACCCCGTTCCCTTGATAGCGTGCAGCCCAGCGTCGCGGCCAACGGCTATGTTTAGCGTGAAGTCGTCCTTGGTTGTGGGGTAAGATGAGAAGGCTGCAAGCACCGCCCCAAGACCGGGAGCGCGGCTTTCCATGCCTTGGAAATTCCACTGGAGTTTCGCGACGCCGCCACTGGTGTAAACGCCGAAACCCGTAGTATCAACAGGAAGGCCCCACCCATCCTCGAGGCGGAATTCGTTCGTTCCAGCCCCCCTCACAATATAGACGCCGCCGTTCAGCTGCGTCATCCCGCCAATCGACGTTAATTTGACTGACTGCCCGTTTGTGAAACCGTGATTGGCGATCGTCACGTAGCCGGGGCTTGCGTTGGTAATGCCCGTAATTGTTTTCGATGGCCCCTCCTCGCCCGGATACAACATCCCCGTAAAGGCTGTTTTTAGCCACAAATCGTGGTAGGTATCCTTCAGGAACTGCTGAGAGGTGCCGCCAGCCCACTGGAACGCCAGCGTGCCGATTGCGGTCACTCGGTCAGCATATGGGGCAAAGCGCATTGCGCCGTTGCCGAACGCGTCAACTCTTTCCCAGTTGATCGCCCTCTCGCCAATTGCGGAGCCGACACCTGTTGAGCGCGTGACAAGTTTTGTCAGGTCTACAGGCCGACCGGACCCACTCCCGATAAATGTGTTAAAGTAGTTTACAACCGACGTGCCCGGAGTTTGAGTTTCCCCGCGCACCAGCTCCGAATAACTGTCAGGGGTGAACGAGACGTTTCCCTGTACCATATCCACGAGTGGGTTGGCCTTGCCGAGCAAGACGCCAGATATCATAACCGCGCCGGGTCCGTAGATTGGCTTCGTCGGTTTCGATGCGTTCAGGTTGAAAATGGTATCGGCGGCCAAAAAGATGCTGTCATTATCCGATTCCGCCACCGCGTAGTTTGCCGCGTCGTCGGTTGCGCCGTCGCCGGAGGCATCATACGTCAACGGTGAATTAACGATGGACGCCTGTTGCTCGACAAGAGTTCCCCACGCACGGATTTTGGATTTATCCGGCTGAGTCGGCCTGATTGTCGGACCGTCCGCCCAAATTACAGAGGCTCGTTCAGCCATATGGATTCTCCATGCAAAACCCCTCCAGCCCACAGCCAGAGGGTTGCTTTTCAATTTTTTGAAAGATCAGGTGACGACTGCCGTAGAGGACGCCTGCGCAGCGGAGGCAATTCCAGATAGATTTTCAGCGCCGCACCAATATTTCCACGTCCCTGCTCCGGGGGCGTCGGTGAAAGATATGGTCTGGTTGGCTGTGGCGTTGTATCGGCTCAACAGAGTTGCCGCTGCGAAGCTCTGCACCGTCGTTCCCCGCTTGAACACGAGGTAATGTGTATTGTCGTTGGCTGCCTTGGCGCTAACCGGAACAGCCACTACTGAGTTCGGCGCGGTCATGTTGACAGGCGTGCCGGGTGCTACAGGGTCAACTGTCGATGTCACATTCGCGGTAACCGACCAGTCAGAATAATCGCCGCCGACCACTTTAAAGGCGACCTCAATTTCGATGTTATTGTCACTCGGAACTGGGTTCGTGTTCAGGCTGATGTAACCACCCGATGCAGTGAACGTTGGAAACTCTTGTTCAATCCACGCGCCAGGACTTCCGGTTCCATTGTCCGCAAGACGATAGCGAACGACGGGTGTAAGGGAATCATCAGCAGGGTCGATAATGACCACACGAATATAGACTGACCCGCCGCTAGGTTTCGCCTGCACGACGTTGATGACAGGAACAACGAGTTCGCCTGCGTCAGGCGCATCTGGCACCGGAGGCTGAGAGCCCTCATCTACTGCTGGATTCCAGTCGTCGATGTTGTCGGGGTGCTTGACAATGTCCATCTGAAAGCCACCGCGCATGAGCGCGAGGACAGAACGACGGTTTTCGACAATGGCCCCATTCAGCGACGGTATCCGGTTCGGTGTCGCCAGTCGAACCCAACGAGAGTAGATCGCGTTGATGCCAGAGAACCGAACGTCGATCGAACCGCGCTTCTTTTGCTGAAGCCGTCGCCAGTCGCGAATACCCAAGCGCCGAGCCTGCCGCCACTGGTGACACCAGCCGTAATCGGCTTCCTGTCGCAGGATGCGCCCATACTCTACTTGAGCAGCCACATCCTCAAAGAAGTCGGTATCGCTTGTGGTGTAGTCGGTGGGCGGATACGTGAAGCGCGGGACCAATTGGTTGACCGCATCTTCCGGCAGAACGTCATACTGGATCTGGTGCCCGACAATGTCGGCATCAGTCAGGACGCCGCAGCGGCTTTCACGAAACTTGCCGACCGTGAACAGCAAAGCTCCATCGCCCCGCTCACAAATCCAGCCGTCGCACGCCGCCAGAATAGCGTTGGTGCCAACCTTCGGGCCATTCTCGGCTGTGTCATATCCGTTGCATTCGTAGCGCTTCTCAGTGCCACCGCCCGCAAGAGGTACGTCCTCGTCGCAAATGTCGGCCTCTTCCTTCCACATGTCGAGCACGGGCAGGATGGCCTTGGTGTAGTCCCGCTTGTGTCCGAACTCGTTGAAGCACTGGTGCCAGCACATGATGAGCGCGGCGTTGCGTGTCCATACCCAAGTAGAAGGGTTGGCCGGACTTTGTTCGGGATCGCGAAAATCCCAGCACAAGGCGCCATCGAGTTCCGTTGAAAGAACCGGCGCGCCGTAGGGGAAGCGTTTTTGCTGGTTCTGCGGATCGACCGACTGCACGATCATTGCGATCGATGCTTGTCCGTCTCCTCTATGCGCTGACGTCCAGATACCTTCGGCAGAAAGAATGTTCGTAATCGGGGCATACGCCGTCTCGGTTGGCAGACCAACTCGCGTCAGAATCCGAACGTTGTTCCCGTACCGATCGCCGCTTGCGAAGGTCGTGAACCCGTTTACGTCTAGGTCAGAAAGATCAATTCGGTTGTCGTGAAGCCAGAACCCCCGATAAGCCGAAACGCGGTGACCGGCTACGGCCTGAACGGCCATGAGGTTACGCCCCTTGGCCTCCCACAGCATGTAGGAGCCGCCGACACGCATCCGGCCAACGGCCCACGCGCGATAAGGGATCGACTGCGTCTTCGGAACCTTGCCGTCCTCAGGCTTTGGCGGCTTTGGCGCTGTCGGCGTGAGAAGGATGCCGAGCGCAGTGGTGGCTATGGCAGAGGCGATCGAGGCGTAGGTGATCGTGGTGGCACCGATGGCGAATCCGCCGGAGCCAAGAACCGCCGTAAAAATCGGGGTAAAGATTGGGTCTCGGCGAGCAACGGGGTAAAGTGTGCTGGTGCGCCTGAGTGTGTATTCCCAGATTAGCCGCTGCGCCGGGTCGCTATACGAATTGAGGTAAAACCGTTCATCGCGCAGCATGAGGAAACCTCCACGCGGCCACGAGGTCAGCCTTCTTCGCGACCACACGGCCGGGAGAAAGCATCGCCCACAGCGGCCCAAATTTGATTGCTGAGATTTCGGAGACTGTGGTGCCGTCGAATGACGCTGCACGAACGATGGCCACGTCGCCGTCGGTGGGCTCGTCAGTGCGCTCCAGACCGATAGGCAACAGTGTCGGCTCGACCAGAGCGACAAGCCCTCCTGCCCTCGCTATGAGGCGGTGAGCGCCGATCTCAGTCGAGTAGCTGCCGCGCAGGGCGGCCGCCGGGTCGATTCCAGTGCGCTCGCGCACCCATGAGGCGCACCATGTCGTGCAGTCGTCGCCGACCACCCCGCCCCACCCGAACAGGTGTGGCAAGGCGAGAAATTCTCGCAAATCCATATGATGTCCTTGGGGTGGCCTTGGCGGCTAGTAATTCGGCCAAACTGGAGCGACGCCGCGCGCAAGGCGGGCGGTCGCATCACAGAACTTGTCGGTAGGGCTAAAGGCCTTCTGCTGGGCAGACGACCAGACAGCACGAGCCGCACGGGACCGGGTGTTCTCCCCGGTCACAACGGACAAAGACAGCGTCAACGTCGCGCTTGAGGTGCCCTGCACTGCCGTGCTCGACTCGCCGATGTGGCTGGCCGAACCATTCCAAATCGGAATGACATCCGACATCGGCTGGAAGTATTCGTCTAGCGTCGTCAGGCCCATTTGCACCGCGCAACCGCGAACGGCTGGCAGGCTATCGATCATCTTCGCGCCGGTTGCTGGATCCACGCCGGAAATGGTGAATTCCACCGAGTCCGACGTGCCGTTGACCAGAACCTCGAGCGTCGGAACGCCGACCAGACGACCACCGCCCATGTAGACCGTGCCGTCTGGGTCGATGCTGTCGAAGCCGATCGGTACATCGTTGACCCCCATCCAAAGATGCAAGGCCGGCGTCGTGGCGATGCGGAGGAAGATTCCGAGCTGATGGCTTTGGCCCAAGGCGGCGATGACGTTGTCGGGAACCCAACCCATGATTATTCCTGACTAGAAATGAAGAAGGCCCGCGTGAGCGAGCCTTTGAATGGGGGTGGGTGGTGGTTAGCGGGAGCCGAAGAACTCGTTGACCTTGCTGCGCAGATCCGACTTCAAAACCGGCTCATTAAAAGGAAAGGCGACGCCAAGAGCACCACACATTTCTTGAATCACGTCCTTGCGAGGGTTGTAAGGCCCGCTCGCCGGGACGCCTTCGACATTGTCGTTGCGCAGTTCATTCAGCCACTCGTCACGTTTCGTCATCAAAAAGCCTCCACAAACTGCATCGTCTGCTGCGTCACAAAGAACGCCTCAACGACCGATGGCAGCGTAAATCCAGTTGGGAACTTGGCGACAAAGCGAGGGCGCGCGAACTCGACGCGGGTGCCGGCCGTTACCGCCTCACGAAGAGGTGGAGCAAGCGCCAGCGTGTAGTCCTTGAAGACCAACGTTGCGCCACTCACGACTTCGGAACCGGCGGCGCTCTTGGTGACGACGTCCCAGTTTCGGTAGGCCCGCCACCCCTTGACAGGGTGGTAAATCGAAAACCATTCCGACCAGCGAATGTCACGGCTTGCGCCATAAAGCCTGAGCTTAAGAGTGCCCGAATTCAGCCCTGCATTCTCAAGTACCTTGCCGTAGACGGTCGCTTGGCTGTAGCCGGAGCCGTCGTCGAAGTATGAGCCGTCGGAATGCGGTATGCCGCTTGCGATCGGAGTAGGCAAGCCGCCAATGGTCGGGAATGGTCCAAACCAGTCGGTGATAATTGGGACGTTGATATAGCGGAACGAGCCATTCAGTCGCGCACCGAGCCAGTTCACATACTCGTATTGCTCTTTATCCTTGATAAGGCAGTTCTCATAGACGGCGGTAACAATACCGCCGCCCGTCATTTCCATGCTTACGGACTCGCCGTTGCCGTTACGGCCACCTTCAAGCCCGCTTCCCTGCACGTCGAAGGTTGCCTTCACCGGGTTAAGGAAATTAGCTTCAAGCGTCTTGACGTTGAGATATCCGGCCATGTTAGCCCTTCTGCGACGTGTACCGCTGTTGCTGTGTTCCCCAACCACCGCGACGGTCGTTGTCGTTCTTCTCTGTAAGAGCCTGCGCAACACCCTGCCGAACCAGTTCGCGAACATGCGGATCGCCGGAAGCGCCCTGAATTTGGACGACCATGGACGATGGCCCGTTGCTGCTGGCTGCGGCTGACTGGCGACCGTTGAGGCGTGGGGCTACTGGGGCACCCACGAGGCCGCCGTCTGCATAGCCTCGGAGCTTGTCGAGTGTGCCAATGCCGAGTTTGCTGACGGTCTTTGCGTCAAAGACGTACTCGCCCTTGTGTACAATACCGGCTGGCGTCATCTTGCCGCCGGGGCCGGTGTAGCCGCCGGAATCAAAGAGACCGATACCGCCAGAAGCGGCAAGCTGCTTAGAGCCGCCGAATGAGGTTCCGGAGAGGAACGACAGCCATCCGCCTCCACCACCAGCCGCGCCACCAGAAGCAAGGCTACTCGCCAGACTCCCAAGGCCCTTGGTGGTTTCGGTGGATGCGCCGGCCAACTTGTCTAGCGCCGCAGAGGCAGACTTCGCCGACGACACCTCGAAGTGCATCGCGTCTTTTTTGGACTTCCAGTCGCCGCCCCAGTCGAAACCATTGCGATTTGCAATCTCGCCGATGCCCGCTGGCATGTCGGTAATGAGCCGACCGCCTCGCCCCGTGTCCGGGTTTGCCATCGGATTGATGTCGATGGCATTGCCGAGCGCGTGGTTGGATAGCTTGTTCGTGCCAGCGATGTTGCGGTAGTTGTAGCCGCCGATCGACTTGATGTCGTAGCCCGTGCCCTCAAGGTCTTTGACCAGCGATTGAAACTGCGAAGCGTACTTCGCATTTACATCCGCCGTCAGGCCGCTTGCAGTGCTGATCGTGGACAGGCCGACGCCAGTCTTTGATACGCCGGCTGGATTGAATGATGTCAGTGCCGAGGCCGCCTTGCCTGGTGCGGCGGGGAATGCAGCAAGGGCGGATGCGGCCGCACCAACCGGCGAAGCCGCTGCAGCCGCCTTACCGCCCAACAACGCCGAAGCCAGACCGTTGCCGATCTGCTCGAACAATGCGTCCAGCGACTTCTGCATGGCGTTGGCAGCGGCATTCTTGACTGCGTCGACAAAAGCCTCGCCGATATCCTTGCCGCCCGACACAACGCCGGAGCTGAAGTCGGAAAGGAAAGACTTCGTCGCATCCGCGATTTCTTCCTGCTGGAAGCGGTTGCGGATAGACTTGGCATTATCGCCGCCGAGGTCTTCGGAAAGCCCGTAGCTGCGCAAGCGCTGCGTTATGGCCTGATCCTGCTTCGACATACCCGCGAACTTCGCGTCGTCCAGCATGTCCTGCTTTAGCTTGGCTTGGCCGAGTGCTTCCGAGTATTTCTTATAAAGCTCGACCTTGGCTTCAATCTCGGCTTTTTGTTTTTCGTTTAGGCTGCGCCCCTTGTCCTCGGACTGCTGGAGCAGATCCAACCGGAAGCGCGCCGCATCGGTCGCCGCGCCGTATTCGCCGAGCAGTTCCGATTCCAGCCGAAGCTGGCCAATGCGGTCGTCGGCTGATTTGACAAGCGCGTCGTATGCCTTTTTGGCGCTAGACGCGGCTTTCTCTTCCTTACTCTTCGTCTTGCCGTCGCCATCGACCGGATAATCCTTAATGGAAACCGTCTTGACGTTGACAGGCGTTGGCGTAAACGGCCGCGCCGGATATTTGAACGCTGGCTTATTGGCAACCTCTGCCTCGGTGGGCAAAGCGGCCAACTGCTTCTGTAGGTCGGCAATCCTGCCCTTGATAATCGGGCTGTCCGCAGTCAATGGCGCGTCGCCGTTGACCTGCAGTTCCTTGATCTTCTTCTCGACATCAAGGCGCTTCTCGCTCAATGCAAGCGCGCGCTGCTCTGGAGTGTCCAGAGTTTTGATAACGAATGAACCTTCAAGCGGCGTGCCAGCAAAGACGTCACGGGTGCCCGTAGGTCCGGCAAGCGCCCGACCGATGTTGGCGGCACCAGTTGCCTCGCCGGCGGCCTTAGCCCAACTCTTCAGGTCTGAGGCGCCGTTGTTGAGTGCCTTTACGACACCCTGAATCTTTCTGATCAGTCCGTCGAAGTCGATATCGCCAATATCTTTGGCAAGATCATCAATCGCCGTACCGAACACCTCTCCCGCTTTTGTCGACGAGTTGAACTCGCCGGCCGTATCGAGGAGGACGTTCTGCAGCCGCACGAGGCGCTGCGATATCGTCGACTCCGAACCCTTAAGCTTGGCCTCAAGGCTTGCTGCGCCTGCAATGGTGCCTTCGAACAGCGCCTTCGACGACAGGTTGCCGTCCAGCATGATCTTGCGAAGCTTAGCGACAGAGCCGCCCGCTTCCGCAATACCAGCCGCTGCTGCCTGCAGGATGGTCGGAGCGCCTTCCAGAATGGAGTTGAATTCTTCCGCCCTGACAACGCCGCTGCCGAGCGCCTGACTCAATTGAAGGAGCGCTCCGCTGGCTTCCGTCGCAGACGTCCCGCCGACACGGAGGGCCAGCGAAATCTTGTCCGTGAAATTTAGAAGGTCGGCCTGAGATGCGCCAAGTTCCTTCTGGTTAAGCGCCAGCTTGCTATACAGCGAGACAAGCGCCTCAACTGGAGCGGCATTCTTTTGAGCCGAAGCAAAGAGAGAATTGTAAACCTTCGTGAGGTTCGCGCCCTCAAGGCCAGCAACCTTAAGTGCGTTCTGAATTCCAATGGCGGAATCGATCAACTGCTGCGCACCGCGCGCGGATCCGATTACCGCAAAAACGCCTGCGATCTTCCGACCGAGGTTCGAATAGGCATTTTCGATGCCCTTAAGGCTTCGTGTCGTCGATCGGTCGATATCCTGGCCGAGTTTGTCGAACTTCTTGACCGCAACCGTGCTGGTCTCGCCGATCGCCGCTTCAATCTTCTTCAAAGACCGACGGAGGGTAGCGACGTCCGTGCTGACGGAAATAATCAGGTCGTCGGTCTTGTCTGACATCAGCGCATCGCCTTATAAAAATGGAAAAGCCCGCGCTAAGGCGGGCTCAATGATTGGGATGGCTATGAGAAGATACCGAAGACTCGGCTGCTTGCTGCTGGCTACGACCGCCATGACAGGATCGAGAGCCCACGCAGAAACCTATCGACTAGTTCAAGCGATAGGTAATTCAGAGCGCGAATCAGCGCGCAATCTCACAAAAAGCGAGTGCGAAGAAAGAAAACGCGACCTGAAAATTGTCGCCCAAGCCTTGGGAACATACAACGAAGAAACCGGCTACGGTTCGGTAGCCTGCCTGCCGGAATCTTTGCTTTAGCCATACTTGGCGATCAGCTTCTGCGTCTCCGTCTCTGTGGGAGCCGAGCCGTCATCTCCGCCCATCTCGTTTTGAGCGTCAATAGCGTCAAAGAACTCGCGCAAGGTGGACGGCCAGAAATCTGCCGGCCGCCACCCGATTTTATGCGCAGTTTTCGACCACGCCCTGACGATGGAAACGATATCGTCTATTTCTTCGCCGTCTTGGCTTTTGCCTCGACGGCTGGTTCGTTTCCCGCGTCGTCGCCCATGTGGGCAGATAGAGCAGCCTCAAAGGCAGCGGCAACGTCGCCGAAATGCCTGATATTAAGCTTTGACAATGCTGCGTCCTTGTCGCCCTTGATGGTCAGCAGATCAATCGCAACAAGAGTTGCTGCAATTTCAACGTTGGCCAGGCGAAGGAACAGATCGGACATAGACTTGCACTGCAGGCGAGTGGAGACGGCCGCAAGGCCGCCCATCGTCGCCGCAATAACCAGTTCGACGTCGTCGATCTTAAGCGAGACCTCGCCGCGCGCTCCGTTTACAGGTTCCGCCATGCGTTACACCTCGGCCACAAAAGTGACGGCATCGCCAGGAACGAACGTGGCGCTGAATTCCATGTTGTTTTCCATGTCGCCAGAAGCTTCGAAGTCGGTAACGAAGAACGGGCCGGAGAAAGTGCCGACGCCTGGGACGATAATCTTCGCGTTGAAGACCTCGGCATTGATAACTTTCTCCATGAATGCCGACATCACGACGGACGAAACGAATGCACCAGAGCCGGTAAACGTCCTGTCTACCATGCCGGGACGCGACGTCTTGATAACCTCATCGCCGGGATTGGTGCAGGAAGGAATCGATGTGTCGATCTGGTTAGCCGAAAGGCTGAAGCTGCGCGTTTTCAAGCCGCACAGGTTCGTGAATGTCTCAGGGCCGGGATCTTCGCCGTTGCCAATCTGGATAAGAAGCAGGCGACCGAGTTGCTGTGGCATGTGTAGGTTCCTTAAAACAAAAAACCCGGCACATGGCCAGGCGTGGTGGTGTGGTGATTTTTGTGGTGGAGGCTATGCAGGCTTGTCGAAGTTAGCGATAAACTCTATGACCGCGTGACTGGTTGATCCGTCTGTGTCGCGGAAAGCCCGCGTCTGTCGGTGCATCAATGAAATTAGCCTGTTGGTGGGAAGCGTTAGTGGCGCTAAGTGGAGAGATTCTACCGCCGCATCGGCAATAGCCTTGACCGCCGAATAACCTACCTTCCTCGACCACGCATGAAGAGTTAAGTAAATCTGCCCACCCTCAAGGCACGTCGCATCATCACGAAGTGTTTGCGCCTCTCCAATCGTGACATAACCTTCCTTGGGCGTGGCCCATCGATTATCGGGCGGCTGGTCATAAACACCATTTACGAGAGGAGTCAGAGTCGTGTCTGCCTTAAGTCTGGCGAGCATAGCTCCCTGAAGTTCAAGCTCTGGTGCGGCCATTATCTTTTTTCCATCGCAAGTTTTACAGCCTTGCCGACAGCGCGGTTAATCCGCTGCTTGGCTTTCTTTTTCATGGCGCGCCAGACGTGAAAGATATGCGGCTGCGCGGTTGTGCCGGGGTGCATACCAGTCGTTTTCGTGGCTGCAAGTTTTTTCCCAGCTACCGTTCCACCACCTTTTGCCGTGCTGTGGGGATCAGTACCAAATTCCAAAAACCGCCAATAGAAAGGCGCGAAAACAGCTGCAGCCGATGGGTCTTTTGTCTCTTGAATGCCGGTCAGTTCTTGGTGTGGGCGGTTCCTGATGTAGTCCGCCTCGATGCTTTCCATGTATTCAAGGGTCGCGCCGGTCGGGGCGTTTGCCGAAATAGCGCTTGCCACATCCTTCATGACCTGAAGTTTAACAAGCGCGACTTCTGTCTCGACGTTAGGCGCGAGCCTATTCAGTCTGGCCATCAGTGCTTCACGGCCAATGATCCGGGTCTTCAGCGCCATAACCTACCCCGCAACACCCTGCGTAACCATAATGTCCAGCCAAGCGTTCTTCTGGTCTTGGTTCGTCGGAGGCGCCGTAATCGCGTAGACAACGCCGGAGCGAGCGTCCACAATCTGCCAGTCAGCCCCTACAGCGCGCGTTTGAACCGAACTGCGTACACGGACGATATATGGTTGGATGCCCGTCAGGCGGGCTGCCTGCACGCCCTCACCACCCCTTAAGGGGATGAACTCGGCAGCATCGGTGAATATGGTCTGGAAATCAGCGACGGTGTTTCCGAAATCATCCTCAACTTCAACACGACGCTGGAAGTAGACCTTCTGGCGCATGGCTCCCGCGCTAGGTTTTTTCGCCATCCGCAGTCACCTCCCGCTTGCCGGCTAACTCAGCCTTGCCAGCCGCGATAGCCTCGTCGCCGCAAATCCGGCGGACGTTTTCAACCATCCCCTTTTTAAAAGCGACGGTGAACCCTGGCTGTTTCCAGTCGAAGTCGGCGGTGAATCTCACGCGCATGTGTCGTCCTCTTCAAAGGTTCGCCACACCCGCCAAGGGGCCAGCAGCCGACGGACGGTCGGAGGCAAAATAGCCTCGCCAGCATCCTTCTCAGGCGTTTGCCTGTTTTCATACAGGTCACTCATCACAAGCAGGATGGCAGCCACGATCGGCGACGTCACAAGCATAGTGGTCGCGTCGTAACCCTCGTCCTCGGGCTCAGGCAGTGTCTCGTCAGCGGCAAGAACGGGCCGATCTAGGTACTCAACGACGATGGATTCTGCCGCAGCCAGATAGAGCGCGATTTCAGCGTTCTCATCCTCATGAAAGACGCGCAATTGCTTGCGCGCCAACTCCAGATCAACCAGTGCCATCTTAAGCCGCGATTACTGCTGCCGTTGCAGCGCTGGTGACAGATGCCGAGCCGCGCTCGTTCGTGCCAGTAACCGTCACGGTGATGACCTTGCCGACATCGCCAACCAGTGGCACGTATGTGGCAGCCGTGGCCCCAACAATCGCTACGCCAGCCGCTTTCCACTGCCGTGTGAGCACAGGGGCTTCATCCCAAGTGCCCGTGGTGGATGTCAGCGCCTGACCAACCTGCGCCGTTCCGGTAATCGTCGGGGCAACCGAATTGGATGGGGCAAAGCTGCCGTCAATGACGCCCGCCCCGATATAACTTGCGGCTCGCCGCTTACGAGTCTTTGTCGACAGCATTGGCTTTGCCCTTCTTTTTCTGCGCGGGCACAACCGCATCAACAACAACCGTCTCTTCGACGACATTGACCTCGTCAGCCTTGTCATCGCCAACCTTGACTTCGTCGGCTTCGACTTCGGCAGCCTCAACGGCGCCCTCAATCTCTACCAGGCCAAGCTCTTTCAGTTCATGCGCGACGCCAACTTCGACGTCGAATGCAGGACTGCGTTTCGTCTTGATTTCATCGTGCCAAAACGTGCGCTTCGGCTTTACGGATACTTCCGCCATGCAATCCTCCATCGGTGGGAAGAAAGGGGCGCCGAAGCGCCCCGATCAATTAGGCAGGATTGACGTCGCCTGTCACGAAGGCTTCCGGACGATACACGGCCAGACCCAGACGCTCTTCGGCGCGGATCGTGAACATGTTCTTCTCGAAGTCGTCGACGTTCTCGCTCGAAAGCAGAACTTCGATTTCCATGCGGTCGAAAATCTGAGCCGCGTAGGAGAAGGCGCCGGTCAGGAAGTCGCCTGCCGCCATTGCCTGCGTCGAAACAACCGGAAGGTTCCAGAGGGTTGGCGAAAGCGCACCCTGCGGATTACCGATGATGTAGTTGCCGCCGGCGTCCTTGGTCAGCTCGATCTTGGCCCAGTCGATCGGGTTCAGAACAAACGCGGTTGCCGGGTATTCAGCCAGGATGACCTGGAGAACGGCAAGGCGGAGGCGGTCGATGGCGGTTGCATCGGCAGGCGTGAAGGCCGGGGCGAATGCTGTGGCCTGCGGCACGAGGCCGAGGATGTTCTGGCCAGAGCCGGAGCCGTTGAGAAGCTGGTTCTCTTCGACGAACTTCAGACCATAGCGAGCGCGCGCGTCGATGTAGCTCTTCAGCGCCGGAGCGTCGTCGAGAATCTGGCGCGATGCCTTGAACAGGTGGGCCAGCGTGCGAACCGGCGCAGTAGCCATATCGAACGTCAGATCCGAGTACGGCTTGGCAGTCGTTTCAGCAACCGGAGCGGCCGAGTTCGTGTAGCCGGTTTCCTTGACGTATTCGACGCTGTTGGACGACGTCTGGCCAGGAAGCAGGAGGTCGCGGATGGTAAGCTGGCGCTCCGGAAGGCCGAAGATGCCTGCGACGCGCTGGCCGGGGATCAGAGACGTGCCAACCGAGCGGCCTGCGCCGACAGTGGTGTTGGCCGAGGTGATCGCGGCGCGATCCATGGAAACCTTGATCGCAGCGCGCGATGCGCCGGTCAGGTTGCCAGCCTTGTAGGCTGCGGACTCGATGACCATGTCGCCGATCGACTTGAAGCCATCTTCTGCGGCTTCTTTTTCACGAGCGGCGCGCTTTTCCAGATCGCTCAGGCGCGTGGTAACGTCGCCAAGTTCGGAAAGCGCCTTATCGGTCGCGGTCTTCAGTTCAGCCGATGCTTCGCCGCCAGCCTTGACCTTTGCGGTCAGGTCAGAGCCCAGATTCTGGACCTGCTCCTTGATGGACGCAAGCGAAGTACCAAGCTCGCCGATCTTGTCGGCAAGTACGTTGTCAACCATGAGGTGACTCCTTTAGATTTTGATGGGTGTGTTTGCTTCGGCCAAAAGCCGTTCTATGGCTGCCAAAGCAGCAGCATCCGTCTCGTCAGGAGCCCCCTGATCAGTCTTGAGGTAGAGCCGAGCGGCCCGCTCTGCCTCTGAGTTCGAAAGGCCAACAAGTCCCTTGAGGCCGTTTTCAAACTCACGTTTGGTGATGGGTTCTCCCGTCCGCATCTTGGCAGCCAGTTCATTGGCGGCCTCAGCGCGGGAGGAATTGGAAGCACGCAGACGACGCACCGGCTCCGGAGCGGTGGACGCTCCAAATCGGGCCAGCGTCTCGTCCAGTGTCGCGATGCTGTCGGCCATGCCGCGGTCAAGCAACTCTTCGGCGAAGAACACGCGGCCCTTACCGAATCCGTCGAGAACCTTCGATTTGGAAACACCCCGACCGTCAGCCACAGCAGCGACAAACCGGTCGTATGACCGATTTACACGCTCCTGAATGAAGGCCTGTGCATCTTTCGACAGCGGCTCGGCCTCGTTGCCCTCGACCTTTTCAGGCGTGGACGAAATGTAAGTGCGCGTGACGCCTTCTTCAGCCAAGGCCTTGGAAACGTCGTCGTGGACAGTGTACACGCCGATGGAGCCGGCTCTACCGGATGGCGTCACGACGATCTCGTCGGCCGACGCGGCGATCCAGTAGGCCGCGCTTGCCGCCAGGCTATTGACCTGCGCGATAATCGGCTTGTCACCGCCTCGCAGCCGCCTGATTTCCGCGCCAAGCTCCTCCGTGCCCGGAACCGAGCCGCCGGGGCTGTCGATATCAAGCACGATCGCCTTGATTTCCGGGTCGGCAATGGCCTGATGAAGCGAGCGGGCCAGCGTCTGGTAAGACGTGCCGCCGCTCATTTCGGACATCATGCCCATCCGCTGCGAAAGGACGCCGTAAACGGGGATAACCCCGACAGCACCTTCTTTTCGGGCGATTTCCTCGGATTTTGCCCGATCAATCACCGCGGCAACCTCTTCAGCGCTATAAACTCCGCCGGCGGCCTTAAAGGCAAGAAACCGCGTCAGCGCACCCAGCTTTTCCGGCTGCATGGCCCACGGCTCGGCCGCGAAAGCCGAGAGAATGTGTGCGTATTTCATGTGGTTTCCTTAAGCAGCGGCCTTCAGTGGCGCGGCAGGGGCCGTTACTGGCTCTTCGCCAAGCTTTTCGAGCGGGGTCATTGTGCTGTTGACGATTGACTTCTCGCCGCCCGTCACTGGAGCCTTGTTTTCGTAGGCTCGACCCTCGTTGACCGTGTAAACGCCGGACTGGATCATCTTGGAGACAAAGTCGGCGCGGGCGCCGCTATCACCTCTAAGTAATCCTTCGAGGCCAAACTTTACCGATGTGGTTTTCCGGGTTTTGCTGTCGAGAAGGTCGCGATAGACGGCAGACTCGATGCTTTTGACCATCGGGCCAATGCACGTCTTGATGAACTGCAGAATCAACTGCTCGATTCCAGATCCCCAAGTGGTCGTGCCGTTTGAAGCGTGGCCAATCATCACCGGAGGAACGCCAAAAATGCGGCAAATCTGCTCAACGCTGTATTGGCGCGTCTCGAGCATCTGCGCGTCTTTTGGATCGATCGTCAGCTGCTGATATTTCAGGCCCGCTTCAAGAACCGCGACTTTGCCGGCGCGATCGGAGCCAGCGAACTGCTGAAGCGTCTCGCCGAGCTGCTTGCGCTGCTCAGGCTTCAGTATCTGGTCAGAAGAAAGGATGCCCGCAACCTGAAAGCCGTTGGCAAACATCTTGCCAGCCACGCGCTCACCGGCCAGCGCATTTCCGACCGTGTTGCGGCAAACTCCGATCGGCGACATGCCGCGGTCACAGCCAGGCAGGACAGCTCCACGAACGTGGAACATCTTGTTTTCCGGGATTTTCCGGACTTTCCCCGATTCAGTCACCTCGTAGAAGCGATTGTTGCTCTTGTCACGGCAGACGTTCACGTCCAGCGGCGCCAATGGGTTCAGCGCAATCAACTTCGTACCGTTGTACTTTTTCTCGGCGAAGAAATTGCCGTCTAGGCACAGGCAGAGAGCGACCATGGCCCAGAAATCGGAAGCTGTGTCGTCCAAATTCGGCATATCATGCAGAAGTTGGTACAAATCCGACGATTTATCGACCGTCACGCCGTCATCCTTGTAAACAAGGCAAGGCAGCATGACGATAGCGTTCCGGATTAGGTTGACGCACGCCCATACAGCATCAAGCTGCAGCGCAGTTTCCATCGTCACAACCTCGCCAGAGGTAGTTCCGAGGCCGAAAAATCCACGCCAAAACGCACCGTCGGTCAATTTGATGGGCGTTCCGCGCCACCGGTCAAAAAACGAACCCATCAAATCACCATCACCATATTGTCGATAAAGTCGCCGATGTCGGGACCGGCAGCCGTAGCGCCATCAGTTGCGGCGCCAACAGCCATTGCCGCAGCCACAGCAGGGTCAATTCGAACCGTCGACTTCTTTTTTGAGAACCATTGATTGCCCATCAGCGGATCTGTCTCAATTGCCACACCCATTAGAGCGCCAAGCAAAACCGGAGACCGGCGAAGCCTGATGCGCTCCTCAAGGATGAGGGTTTCAAGAGCCGAGACAGATCCTGGCATCCAGAGCCCTAGTGGAGCAGGAAGGCCGGCAGCCTTGGCTGCCTCAACCTTCTCTTCGCTGGGCTTAGCGCGTCTCTTGCCGCCCTGCGGGTGGCTTACTGATGGGATATCCACGCCATAGGAGTCCAACTCCTCTTCGAACTTGTCGAAGGCGTATTTATCGAAGGCAAGCAGACCGATGCCGTGCTCAGTATTGATGCGAGAGAACAATGCCGCGACATGGTCGTAGCGCACCCTCTTGCCCTCTGGAGCATTTATGTATGGCTGCTTGGTAGGATTGCCGGCTGCATCCTTGTGAAACGTCTCATTCCAAAGTCGATACGGAACATGGTCAACCTTCGATCGCTCATCCATCGTGTCGCGCGGCGTAAAAGCCTCGAGCCACAAGTCGTAAGTCGGAAGATCAGCCTCACTGCCGTCAGCTCGGACAACCCGCTTCGTGCCAGTCTCAATGCAGAAAGTGGCGGCGGTCAAATCCTTCGCGCCGGACAAGTCGAGCCCTGCGGTCGTGATCTGCTTGCCTTTGTGCTCGACGTACGGATCGAAATCGAACATCACTTTTTCAAGGATGGGCCGCGGTATCCAGCTTGTGTCGGATTCGGTCCAGACGCAAAAGTGAAGCCGCAAGATGCCGTTACGCTTCGAAGGGATGTCCTTCGCCTGCGCAACTACGCCCTCAAGGTATTCGTACTTCAGGATGACGCCGAGGAGCGGATTTGCCTTAATCCAGCAAGTCGGGTCCGTTAGCGGGTCGTCGTCCTTGTCGAGGGCACAAACGTATGAGAACGTGTCGTCGCTACCCTCCCACGTCTCACCGACATAGGTGAAGTCGTCGTCAGGTGTTTGCGTGCCGGCCGCTACCTTGATAGCATGCTGATGCTCCGCCCAGCAGATGCTGTTGCGGTCAGAACCGGAGTTCGTAATCATCAACAACAGCGGCGAGCGACGGAACTTGAAGCCGCGCTCAAGCATCTCAATGACGTCGCCGTTCGGATGCTCGTGCAACTCGTCGCAAAGTGCAATGTATGGACGCGGGCCAGAACTGGCCCCTTCGCGCGAGATCGGACGGAAAAACGAACCAGTCTTCAGGTCAGCCAAATTCCAGACGGGATTGCCGCCTGATTTAGTAATTCTCCTGGCAAGAGCCGGCGATTGATCGACCATCGCGACAGCATCGCGAAACAGGACCATGGCCTGAGCCTTGTCCTTGCCTGCCGCATAAATCTCGGCGCGCTCCTCGCTGTCGTACATCATGCCGATTAGGCCTATGCCACCTGCAAAAGGAGACTTGCCGTTCCCTTTTCCTTCTTCGCCGTAATACCGGCGGAACCTTCGGAGCCAGTCGCCTTCCGGCGTGACCTTCTCCCAGCCGAACAGCGAGCCAACCTTGAACTTCTGCGAAATATGCAGAATGAACGGTCGCCCCTCGAACTGGCCGCCGTTCAGCTTCAATACGTCCTCAAAGAACCCGATCTTGTCGAGCGCTGCACTGAGATTGAACCGAAGGCCGCGCTTGCCGCCATGTTTTCGGTCATCACGGTGCCTGCGGCAAGCATTGCGAACATGCGGACCAGCCACGATCGCGCCGCTGATTACAGCTTCTGCGTACTCGTCAACAGGCCCAGTCGGGTATTTCGGGTCAATGATGTCGCCCTTTGGGGCTGCGGCAAGCTTACCGGCCGCGAAAGTACTTTTCGGCTGGATCTTCTGTCTCGCCATCTGGCTGCGCTCCGGCCTTGCTTGCGTCGGCCGGCGTCGCGCCCATCTGGCCGTAGCACTGGCGAAGCAGGTTGAGCGCTTGCACTCCGCAGTCTTCGCCGGCCATCATGCGTCCGCGGATCTGTGCCGCGATTGCCAAGTGGCCTCGATGTGAATGATTCAGCCACGGGATTTCCGCGGCGATTTCGCGCCAGGCAAGCTGCGCATGCTCTTTAAGCCACGAGTGGGGATCGCCAACGCCATCTGGAACGATGGGTTCGTTGCGGGGCTCAAAACGGGCCGGATCTCGCTTATCCCGGCCAGTTGCCGCGGCTTTTGCCTTCGGCGTTCTTGGTCTGGCCATGCGCATCCTCAACTTTCAAAATTAGGAATTATCATGCGGTAAGGGTCAACATCTCAATCGCGGCGTTGCGTGCGTTTGCCCAACGCCGTTTCCCGGTGCCGACCGATCGTCGACTTTCGAGGCACCCCCATCGGCAAACCTTCCATCATATCACGTCCATATCGACCTGTCAACAACAAAATCCAATAAAAATATGATATTATGTCGATTTATTGAAGTATTTTATCATCAAATCGGCCACCCATCGGCGCCATAGACCACCACCGTCTGCCCCGCGTCCTCGCGCTGCCCTCTCGATGAGTGGCAAGGCTTGCAGGTTGAGATGAATGGCCCACCCCAGAACAGGTCAAGGTCGCCTTGGTGCTGATGCACATGGTGCACCTCATTGGCCTCTGTGATCTCTTCTCGCTCAAGACACCATTCGCATAGCGGATGCTCGCCCAACTGGCGCTCACGAAGAGCACGCCATCGTGCTGTCTTGTATAGCTTGAGCCATGGGCGCGATGGGTGCATGCCAACCTCGAACTGGCGCGACGCCGATGGAATCGAACCATCCTTGACAGTTTTGGAGACCGTTGCCTTACCACTAGGCTAGACGTGCTGATATGGTCTACGTGGCTGGATTCGAACCAGCGGCTCCCGCAGTCCAAGTGCAGTACTCTGACCAGGCTGAGCTACACATAGATGATGATGGAGCCGACAGCCGGAATTGAACCAGCGACATCCTCGTTACAAATGAGGCGCTCTGCCTGCTGAGCTATGTCGGCGTATATGGTAGGCGTATATGGTGGACCGCTTCGGACTCGAACCGAACTCAGCAATCTTGCAAGGATCGCATGCTTACCCTGAGCGTGGCCCGTTAGTTGGTTGCGCAGGACGGATTTGAACCGCCGTTCTCCAGCTTATGAGGCTGGCGAGATACCGTGCTTCTCTACCGCGCAGAAATACAAACGCGGCCCGCTCAATCCGATCAGTGAAGATCAAGGAGAGCAGGCCGCAGGACCGCTGCGCACCGAGGAGACGGAGCAGGCAGCGATGGGGGAATAGGCGACAGACTATCTCGCCGTCTGTCAGGGCTCCTGCGTCAGCCCTTGCGGGCCTAGCCGACTTGGTAACAGCAAGGAACGGCTTCTGTGGGCCTATGCAGCGGGTACAACGCGCTGCCTCGCTGTGTTCGCAGCCGCCGAAGCGGCCAGACGCTAGCCCTGCAAGCAGAAGCATTACGTCCTATCCAGCACCGTGGGCGCATACTAGGCGCAGAGGCAAGGCCACGGCTTACGAGGTATCTAGGCGTGGCTCTCGACACCACCAAACCAATCAGGGATCGAACCCGAAGCGATGATCAATCGCGCCGCGCCAGTGGACCTAGAATAAGTAAACGAAGATGGCGTCGTGGAACGAGCACCACTATGCGGGGTTGCTGCGCTAGGGCTCGTTAATCCCACTCGCAGCCAAGACGAACACCATCACTGGGTCGCGGCATCTTCGTTGTTAGTTCGGCAAGCCTGGGTAACTAGAAATCCATCGCCATTGCCAAGAGTTACCCAAAGCTCAGAGACTGCACTAAATGCAGCATGGCGATGGGTCCGTCGCATAAGCGCACGGAAGAGAGTGGGGAAATGCGCTATGCACCACCCCTTCATAGTACTCTCTCCAACTTCGCAAAAAGGGACGGTTATGACGCATAACGCCTTATTGCCTGCATCAGATTGTCATTTGCTGCCAGCAACGCTCGCTTTCCTCGCCGTTCCGCCCTCTTGCCGCCGTAGCCCATGGAAACGCCGATATCAGTCATCGTGTTAGCATTGGTGGCCGTGTTAAGAACCTCCACATCCGCCGTTTCGAGTTCAGCCATGACGCTGGCCCACAATTCACGCTCCGACATCAGCGTCGATAAATCCTGCCAGGCGATCGTTCCGCCACCTGCCTTCGTGGTCTTCTTCATGCCGATGAAGTTATCAGCAACGCGTGCCGTGCCGTATGGCAGACCGTCAGGGTAGCGCTTTACGGCTGGCATGACAGGCGTGTTGGCGATCGCCTCATCCAGGATGGCCTGCGCCTCGTCATTGGTGAAGTTCCGGCCTTTGCGCTTCTTGCCGCTGGTAACGTATTTATGCGGCTCGGTCTTGAACACATCCCGAAAGAATGAATTGCTGCCACCATGGTTGGTTGCGCCACTACCCAAGGCAACGTCAGACGTGTCCCTTGAATTGAGCATTGCGCCCGTCGGCATGCGGGCCTGATAGCGCTCAAGTTTGCCGTCTATGGTGCGGCGATAGGCTTTCTCTGTCTGCGTGCCGTCACTGAACTGCAGTTGGCCTATGGCGATGATCTGGCCTTCGTCGTTGGTGACAACCGGCCCATCCTCGACCTGCCGCATGATCTCAGCGATAGACGGAGTCACGATTCGCTTGCGGTCCTGCGCCAACTCGATCAGGTCTTCAGGGGCGTTATCGTTTGCTGCTGTAGTGCGCCAATTCGTCTGCATGGGCTGGAGCGGTTCTTCGGTCTCCGGCCGATTGCGGTAGGCCAAGACGCCCTTAAGCTGGTCGGCAAGCGATGCGTGTCTGGACAAGGTGGCCTCCTCATGTGGTGTGGTGGTTGTGTTTCACAGTAGTTTATATTTACAAAATTGTCAAGGTCTGCTATGCTGCTCTGTTGGCCTATAGCGCGAATGAAGGCTGGAATGGCACCGATAAACGATCACCCTTGGTTAGGTTGTCGAAGGCCCATAATGGCTGGAGGTTGGATAGACACCAAGCCTTCTTGAAGTCTGTATCGGTTGGCTTTTCGTAGTTAAAGGCAACAAGCGGGATTTTGTGGTCTATGTGCCAGCCGTATAAGCCGTAGTTATCCCAAGTCATTCCATCGGTGAATAGGCTCTCAAGGTGTGAGCGAAGATCGTCAACGGTATAACCAACCAAAGAAAACGTTGATTGTCCATTTTTCGATAAAATCATCCGCCTCATGGACCTGCGGAAATTGTCTGTAAGCTTACCCTTAACTGTTGACCTAATACGCGCCTGAGATTTTTTACCAGATTCCCTGTATTTTTCCCTGTTCTCAATCCTATATTTTTCCGCCCTCAATCGTTCTTTCTCAGCGTTGTTTACCCTGTACTTCTCTCGGTATCCCCGCTCTTGCGCTGGATTTTCCTTGCGCCTTTTCTTTATCGCTTCGGCATCTTTTCCAGGGTTTTTCTCGCGCCACTTCTTGTGGTCCTCTTTGCAGCACTCCTTGCACATGTTCCTAACTCCAAGAAATTCCCGTTCCTTTTTATAGAATTCTTCTAATTTCTTGGATTCTTTGCATCGACTGCAAGTCTTATGGGTCGGCAATTCCATTCTTGTCTCCCGGCCACTGGGGCGGCCTATATCCTGATAACATCCACTCGACGACGCGAATGGCCACGGCGTTTGGTGGCCGTGTCCCGTCGTCGCTTTCCCACTTGCGCACTGTGCGCGGGTCAACGTTTAAAATGCGGGCCATCTGTGATGCAGAAAGCCCAAGCGAGGCTCGCGCCTGTCGGAAGTCTTTTGCGTTCATCGTTATCTCCTATATAGGCCCATTGGGCCTAGAATTCAATGGCGAGTGATGATTTATTATTATCGTTGTCGGCAATCCAGGATCGCACCAAATTAACAGCCTGATTGGCTGCATCGTCCTTGTCTCCAGTCTTAATGACTTCAACCGTGTGACCTATTGCCTTAAGCGCAGCGTGCCGTTCTTTTTGCTCTGGCGATAGTCTGCCTGCCGCGTTCTTGTTTTCGATCATCGCTACCCTGCCGTTCGGGAGGAAGATGGTTAGGTCCGGCTGGCCGGCTGTCAGTCCCGTTGCCTTCATCTTCATCTGCTCACGCATTCCGCGCCTGCCTGCCTCCATCCCACCTACGAGTAGGAAGAGCTTGCCGTATTCTGGCATCGCTCTTAGCCGCCTCACTTGCTCCGACTGAAGAACCCATTCCTCGACAGGCGCCTCTGTCATCTTCACGCTCACCTCTCCGTCTTTGCCGGTAGTGGTTTTCAGAACCACTCGCTTCCCGTTGTATCTCGTCGTTTGCTGGGTAGTGCGGGTACGGGCCATGGGGGTGTCTCCTTGGTGGTGGTTTTTGGCGGGGTGGCGGGGTGGTAAAATTCTGAGGTGGTGGTGAGGTGGCGAGGTGGTTTGGTTTTCTACCTACATCCTCCTCCTTCACACCACCCTCCCCCCTAAAGGGGAGGAGGTGGTGGTGGAGAAGGAAATTTCGCAGTCGTGGTGAAGTCTCGCCACCACCCCAAAAGTGGCTTTTTAGGTGGTGGTTTCGCCACCTCTGCCACCCCACGTTTGAGGTGGTGGCGAACCACCTCTGCCACCTAGGTGGTGAGGTGGTGGCAGACAACGTGCGCATCGTGTTTTTGGCAATCTATGGTGGTTTGCTCAAGCCGCCTGCGCAGGTCGAACGTACTTTATTTTTCGTCCTATGCGCTTAGGGTCGTCCTCCGGAACAACCGCAAGAATGCCGTTTCCAATCCACGATTCCAGCACGGATTTTATCTTGCGCTTCTCTGGTGTGAGTGCTTTAGCGACGTCCAAAGGCGTACCCATGGACTCTGCGATCACGTATCCAGCCCAGTCGTCGGACTGCGCATCAAGCCTGTAATTCTGGTTTGCAAGCTTCACCAGAACAATGCTCTTGGCGTCGTCCGGAACGGCCCTGGCGAGTTCATCCTTGGACGGCCACTTCCATTCCGTGACGACGCCGGCAGTGTCTGGCGGTTCGGAGCGGAAACCGGCGCCTGTGCCATTCCCCAACGATACGGACTCCATCTTCCGCCAATGCTCGGTATTGTCCATCTTGGTTAGATTGACCTTGCCGTGGTGGATCCAGAAATAACTGAAGCGGTCGTCCTTCTCCATGCCTGCGCGAGTCGCCTGCTCCTCCGTCATCCGGTTGAGCACACGCACCGATCGTGCTGCGCCAATGAGCGACACCGCGCCTCGAGCGTCCTCTACGGTCGCCTCCCTATCCGCAAGCTTCCGGAGATGGTGGACAACGTCCACGGCGCAGTTGGTATAGTCGGCAATCTGCGCCCAAAGCTTCGCCACCTTGTCGATCGCGCCGTTATCGTTCTCGTTGACGCGGTGGGTTGATACGAACGGGTCGACAATCATCACGTCGATTCCAAGCCGTTCGATCTGCTCGACTACGGCCTCCACCACCGGCTCATTGACCTTTAGGCCGGTCTTCTTGTCCTCGTGCATGACGATGAGTTCTTGCTCTCGCCCTGTGTCGAGATACAGTCTTCCCTCAATGTCTTCCGGCTTCAGCTTGTAATGGACACACGCAGCCATGATGCGCCGGTCCATTTCGTCGCGCGGGTCTTCGGCATTGAACAGCCAGACGTTCAGCCTCTCTTTCGGTTTCGTGCCGGCCAAAGGCTTGCCGGATACCATAGCCAGCGCCTCGACAATGCTGTTGCTGGTCTTGCCAAGCCCACCTGGAGACACCGTGACCGAGACGTATTTGCGGATGTAATGCGTACCGAATGCGAACTCGCGCCGCGGTAGTGTTGTCGGGTCTTTGTAGGTGAAGGGCGTGGCATGAAAGGCGCGGTTGTCATTCGCTGCCGTTGGGGACTTGCTGTCCATGATCCCGTTCGGGATAGATTCGGTGCTGTCCGTCGCCTCAGCGGCGTTTCCGTCCCGTTCGGGAACATTCACTTCATCGATGACGGAATCTTCCTCAACAGGAAGTTCCTTGGCCTTCGCCTTCGCGATACCGTTGGCAATCATCCTCGATATGTCGACGAGGCGCGTGTTATCCTCGTAGTGGGTAGGCTCCGGGATAACACGCGGCTGCTTTTCGCCGGCAGTCAGGCCATTGCGGATAGTCCCGCACGACTTCGGGAAGTTTCCCCACGGCTGCGCGATGGCCTGAAGCTCGCGCTCAGCCTCGCTATGGGCGATGGCCCCTGCCCCGACGAACTGGCCAAGCGCGAAGGCCGCATCATTGAGCCGATTGTTGCGGGTGCCTTGGGGGGCGTCGGCCAGGTCGGCAAGCTCGAGTTCAATGGCGCGATTGACGTATGCCGTATTGCCAATCGCATGCGGCTGGTATGGTGCGCTGGTCGTGGTGTGTGGTTTGGTTAGCAGCAGCTCAAGAAGCCAATCCGGCGCGTCTGCAATTTCCGGGATTGTGGCTGACTCTGGTGTCCACTTGTATGACCGTCCGTCAGCCATGACACTGCCGGCTGCCAGGACATAGCCACCTTCAGACCTCACGTCTACGCCGCCGCCCAGCGCACCGCGGTTGCGGGTGCCGGGAACATACTTGAAATAGATGTGCAGGCCGTTGTTCGGCGTGGTGACTCTTGCTGTGACCGGAAGCTCCCCGTTTTCGTTCTCCATCTCCTCCAGCCATTCGAATCCATTAGCCCCGCCTGGCTTGGCGTCGATGTCGAGCACGAACACGCCTGTCTTCTCGCCAGTAGGTATGCCTACCGCACTGCTCGGATTGTCGGACCACCAGCGTTCAAGGATGCGCTTTGTTTTGCTGGCACCATTGAATCCGTTTGACGTGCGGGGAGTCTTCTCGTTGAGCGTGATTATTTCGCCCGATGTGGGGTCGACGGTCTCTTCGGCGCCCTCACGGCATGGGAATACTGGCCAGCCGTTGGCGATATAGGATTTGGCTAGGTCGAGTGGTGTAGTGGTTTCGGTGGTGGGCTGTAGTTTGAAATTCAGTTTGGCCATTCAATTTCTCCCAAAATAACGTTTGACAGTTAGGTCATTATGTCCTAGTTTGATCTCACCAACCAAGGAGACCACCACAATGTCGCTTTCCCCAGCTTCCGCCGCCCTGATCGCCCGCATGCAGGCAATACCAAAGGCTTTTGAAGTTGTGACGCTGTTCGCTGATGGCACAACGCGCCGCCACGTCACTGCAACACGCGGTCAGGCCGACAACTATGCGGTTGGCGAAAGCCGCAAGATTGGCCGCGATCTGCTGAACCGCGACACAGGCGCAACTGTTCATGTTGTTGACGTCTACGTTGCTGCACTGTGACACCCTCCGAACTTGAGACCAGATGCACCGCCCTGTTCGGTCGCAATTGGCAAACGGCTTTCGCGCGCCACTCTGGAGTTGACGCGCGAACCGTTCGTCGATGGAAGGCTGGCACGACTGACGTGCCTCCTTGGGTGGCCTCGTTGCTTCACGCATGGGAGGCTTTGGTCGTGATGGGGGTGGATTGGTAGTTATCGTTGGCTGCTTCCAACTCTTTCGCGATCTCCTCCACCATCTGGATTCGACGCCCGATCCACCTGACAGAGTTGACCGGCCAACTGTTACCAAGGCCTTTGTACATCGGGCCATCGGCGAGCGGCTTGCCGTTGTGGATCACCTGTGAAAGGTAGTCGTCTGGGAACCCCTGCAGGCGGGCGCATTCGACTGGCGTAAGGCGACGGACGGCCCATTCCGTCTGAACTGCCTGCACTTCGGCGCGCGCCTCAAGGGTATAGGCAACACCCTCTTGGACACCGACGCCATCCGGTCCAGATGATGGATTCTCGCGAAGTGCACCCGCTTGGATGGCGTGAGCGACGGCAGGCGCTTTACTCTTGTCTAACGTCGGTGAGATTTCATCCGATACGCTGTCACCTTGGCTTGAGCTGTTCTGCCATCCAAAGCCTATTGCCAGCGGCGCAGCAATAGCGCCCACGCCTATGCCCGCCCGACCGCCGTTCGGAGTCAGGATAGCGTTCGCCGTACCATCTTGCCGCCACTCCAGATTATGTGTGTCGCCGCGACCACGAATTGCCAGCGTGTACGGGACGGGGCACACCGTTGGTCCCCGTCCCGTACCGTCCTCCGATGCGTCGAAGCCGTTGGCCGTCAGTGAGTGCGCGACGAGTAGACCTTCGCGGCTTTCGTTGTCGCCGTATGGATTCTGTGTGATCGCCGGGGCTACCGCGCTGGCCACAAGACCAGCGGCTTCCGGGAAGCCGCTGTGTGCGTCTCCGTTACTGACCATGGTATCGGCGACGTCCGCGGAAACCACTAAATCTGACGGCGATTTGTAGTCGCGAGCACTGACAGTGCTCGCGATGGGGTCGGTCCCGTATTCGCCGCTGGATTGGCGGTCGAAGGTCACAGCAACTACTGGGTCTTGTCCCCTTGTGTCGCCAGTCCGTTCGCTGCCCCGGCCACTGCTGACAAGGCACGGCGCAACAGGTGCGGAAGTTCCTTGCCCCGCTTTCCGGCTCGGCGCAGGATTCCCAGACAAGCTTTCGGGCTCAAGTAGTACCGCCGCGGCACGTCGGAAGTCTCCAAGATATCCGACAACGAACACACGCCGACGTCGTTGTGGAACTGCTCCGGCAAAGCCGTCCACTCGGACGTATTGAGCGTCAATAACCCGGTAGGCAACACCATACCCGAGTTCTTGAAGTCCGGCCAGGAAGCAGGAGAAAGCGTGACTTTCGTCTGCTTCGAACTCATCATCGACCACGACCTCTTCCCCGTCTTCGGGTCCGTTACCGGCGTCCAGGTCGATTTCCGGCTCACTCGGACCCGGGCCGTTGTTGCAAGCGCTGGATAGGATTCCGGGGACGTTTTCGAAAAGAACCCATTCGGGCTGATATTTGTCAACGATTGCAAGAAATGTGAGTGAGAGGTTGCCTCGAGGGTCATTAAGGCCGTCACGAAGTCCCGCGACGGAAAACGCCTGACAGGGGGTTCCTCCGCAAACAAGGTTAATTGGCTTGCTGCCGTCTTTGCCATAGTGGGGCCACTCCTTGAATTTGGTCATGTCTCCATGGTTGGGGACGTGCGGATAGTGATGGGCAAGCACCGAGCATGGTGCAGGCTCGATTTCGCTGAACGCCACAGCTTCCCAGCCGAGCGGTTTAAAGGCGACGCTAGCCGCTTCGATGCCGGAGCAAACGGAGAGAAAGCGTAGCGCCGGGTGGATGATGTTGTCGTTATCGTGATGCATGTCTTCTGCTCCGTTCCATTGCGCCGGCGAGCGAGTTGTCTTCTTTCGAGGTCATCTCGTCCCACTTGCGGCAGTTGTGGCGGTGCCAAAAGAAGACGGCGAACCACGCGGCAACCAAGGCCGCCATAAAAATCCATCCGGCCATCAAAACGGCGCCCCCCGAAGTTCCTTCCGCAACTGCCGAGCGCACCCGATCCAGATCGTCTTGCAGAACATCAGCCTGTCGAGTTCGTCGAGCAACGAGAGGTCCGTGATGCCGCGTTCCCCCAGCCATTCGCCGGCGGCTTCAACGCCACCCTCAAGGGCGCGAAGTTCATACTGATCAAGCCTATCCAACTTGGTTAAATCCTCCATTGCGAGAATGCAGCGCTTACATAAAAATCCGGAATCGGTGTCTTTCCTCGACTGCGAGGGGTTGCGGCCGATTCCGATGCTCCTGAAGCCGCAGCATCGGCATACGGTTGGGTTGCCTTCGGCGTCTGCTGTCGGCGTGAACGGAAGGGCGGGTTTTCCTGGAAGGGGCGCCATTTATGCGGCCTCTTGGGTGTGGTGGTTGGTGGAGAACGGCGAGAACAGATCGCGGTTATCATTGGCAGCCGGTTGCGCTTGCGCGGCAACGGGGCGGGGGTTGGTGTCGTGGACCCGCTGCTCGGCGATGGCAAAGTAATCGGGTTCGCGCTCGATTCCGATGAAAGAGCGACCAGTATTGCGGCAAGCCACTCCGGTCGTGCCGCTGCCCATCGTATTGTCGAGGACCGTTTCGCCCTCGTTGGTGTAGGTACGGATCAGGTATTCCATGAGGGCTACTGGCTTTTGGGTGGGGTGAACGGTCGCGCCTTCTGAGGCGAACTCAAGAACCTGGCGTGGGTAGCTGGTTGACTCCTGAACGTACTCCGCGCGGGTAATGCCGCCCGTCACAACGCTGGTCGGGTCGGAAGAAACTCCGCGAGCGATATGGCTCGCGGAGTTTCTTTGCACTACCCCGAGTGGCTTCAGACCTTGTGGGTTATACGTTGGCTGCGAAGCGTAGAAAACCAGCACGTCCTCGATGTCCTTCATGGGCATCTTTTTGGCATTAAGGTGGCCTGTGGCGCGGGTTTTTCTCCAATACCAACCGTACTTCAGCATCGAAAGGTTGCTCGCTCCGAGCGCGCTAGTGAATGGCTGGCTGGCCGTCAAAACGATAGCAGCGTTCGGCTTGCAAACGCGCCTATATTCCTCCCATAGCGCCTCGAATGGGATAACGGAATCCCACTTGCAGGCTGTAGTGCCATAGGGCAGATCGCACAGGATCATATCCACCGAGCCAGCAGCCAGCGTCGGCATAATATCGAGGCAATCGCCATTATGAAGTTCAATCACGCCGCCACCTCCAATTTGCCGTTATCGTTGGCTGCCCCTGAGAAAAGATCGTTGGTGGGCGGGGCTGCTGGCTGGGCACGCGCAACAACCGGCTCGTCCTTGGTGCTGGCCCCGATTGCCCAAGCGATGCGCGCCGTAGCGATAGGCATGTATTCGTCCTCGCGCTCGACGCCGACGGACTGGACGATTTCGTAATCCGGCAAATGCTTGCCGTCGCAGATGAGCGTGTAGCCATCGTCCGCCATGTCGAGGTGGCTGACCTTCAGGTACGGCGTGCCGTCTCGGAAGTTGTCGTAGGCCACCACCTGCTTATACATGTAGTGTTTCTTCCGGCGCACGGCTGCCGTGAAGTGGAACACCTTGAGAACATCGCCCACCATGATCTCACGGCCGGTCTTGTCGTGGACGGTGGTCATGCTGCCACCGTCTCAGGATTCGGCATGGTTGCTGACCAGCGACCGTGCTCCTCCATGGCCGCCATGCTGAGTTTGGCTGCTTGGCACTTGTCGGTCCCGACGTATTCCATCTTGCCGTACTGGTTGAATTCGCTGGCCGTGACGTAGCCACCCGCGATCAACTCTTTCATGGCAACGGCGGCGCGGTCGGAGAGAACGCTTTTCGCGCCCTTCCCGCCGATCTTGAGGGAAGTCTTCGGGCCGAAGCCGAAGAAGCAGGAGACCAAGACTCTGGCATCCATCGACAGTTCGCTTTGCTTTGCCATCACGCAGCCACCCGCATATCCACAAGAGCATTCTCGGAAAGCCTCTTCATCGTCTCCTGCAACGGATTGATGAAGTCCACTTCGATGCCGTTCTGTCTGCCGAGTTCGATGACGTCAGACAGTGCGGTCAGGAACTCCTTGCGGTTGGTCTCTTCGGCGGATGGCAGTGTCGCGATCCACACCTGGAGATTTGCGAGGATATCGTCGACGCTGTCTCCTTTGAACCACTCGTATTTCGAGCCGTATGATGTCTTCTTGTCATCCCACTTGGCATGACCGGAGACGGGCTCGTTGCCATTGATGATCACCTCCACCCGCGGATTGCGCAGACCAGCCGCACACATACGGGCCGGGATGGTGTCGATGATCTTCTGGACTTCGGCGACTGTGGTGACGGATACAGGCTTAATGCTTACGATCTTCTTGGCCATTATGATCTCCCCGCCGCGGCGACTTTGGTTTCGGTGATGACGTATCCTGGGATTGTGCGCGTGCCGGTACGGGTGGACTCGTCAGCCATCTGCTGGACGAGTTCGGCAAAGCGGCGGGGGTCTTTGGTGTAGGCCCAATCGAGCGCCAGCTCGGCGCTATCCGGCTTGGTGTCGGGCGTCGCCACCCACGTCGTGCGCAGCCCCGTCCCCGTCGCCGCCTGCCGGTCAGCACGGGCCGCTTGTTTCTCCAACATCTTGGCGTCGGCGAGTAGTTCTTCGGCCTCCACCCTTGCCGCCAGGTTGCCGCTGGACGCCTGTATCGCCGCTGTGGCTATGCGGGTGGCCTCCGCCGCCTTCTCGGCTGCTAGGGCGGCTTCTGCGGCGGCTGCTTTGGCCTTGGCTGCGCGCCAGACCGATAGAAGATCGGACAAAGCCGACTTGCCAAGGTCTACCTTGCCCTTCTTCGGCTGGATGAAGGGATTGTATTTGGCCTGCACTGCTGCGGCCGCATCGTCGTGTGGCTTCTTTTCGCCGATACGCAGTTCATCGGCCCGCTTGCCCGCAGCATGCAGGCCGTCATAGAGCTTCGTGATTGCGGCTGCCGTGGCTTCGTCAGCAATGGGCTCGCCGTCTGCGAAGTTCTTGGCTTCGTCGAAGAGGTCGTTGATCTCGGTGAAGACTTCTGGCTCGACGTTATCGTTTGCTGGCTGGTTGTGATCTTTCGGGAACTCGGCGACCTCGATAGCCCGCGTGGCCATTGGGTTGAACTCGGTGGCGGTCATGCGGACACCCGTTCAAACGAGACGGATTCGGAATAGTAGCCATTGGACGAACCGTACCAACGGATATCGACGTGACCCTTGATGGTGGCGAGTTTATAGAATGTCCACGTGCCGCTCTCGCTTGCATTCGGGTCATCATTGCTGGCCTCTTCGGCGACCAAGATCGGATTGCCAACCAGAGACTGCAGGTCGCCTTCGATATCCTCTATGGAGACGTACTCGCAGCAATCTTGCGAGTGGTACATCATGAACGTGTCGCCATCGGACGTGGTGAAATAGATTTCTTCGTCGCCGTCTCTTCTGACTTCGGTCAGAATCTTGCCTATCAGATCGCTAAATCCCGTCATTTCAATCTCCTCTTGTGGTGGTGGTGCGCTGGTTGGCGCTGTTACTGCTTCGGCCAGTTCCAAACCAAGTCGGCAATCGGGGTTTCTTCATCACTCCGCACCACCTCCCAACCCGCAGCACGAAGCGCGGCTAGAATGATTGCTGCTTTGATGGGGCCGGTCTCGGTGGCGATGATTTGGGAGGGGGATTGGGATGGAGAGTTCATGTGGCGAGCCGGTAGCGCCCAACATCGCGATCGTTTTTCTTATTCCAGCGAATCTCGTCGCTGTACTCTTCGTACTGCATGCCATTCTGGAGCACGACTTCGAGGCGAACTTCGTCTGCAACGGGCTGTTCCCCGCCGTCCCACTCAATCCATTCATTGCCAGCCGCAACGGGTGTCTGGCCTACAATATAGGCGGACAGCCGGCGAGCGGATGACTCCCAGAAAAACGACTGTCGAACCTCGCACGGGCTCATGCCTGTGATGTCTGACGCAATCATCATTGCGTCCTCTTCCGTCACCAAATCCCACGGGCCGTGGTCTTCACCAGACAAGGCCGCCAGTTTTTCGCCGTCGGTGATTAACGCGCGGCGCATTTCCTCTTCATGTCTTCTGTCGCTCACATCAGTCTCCTTGGTGTGGTGTCATTGGTGTTTATAATTCTCATGGCCTCGCGTCGTTCGATGGTCTCGCGCATGTTCAACTTCACACCCTCGCATTCGAGGCGCTGGACCATAGCCATGATCTCCTTGGCCCACGCGACCGTTCCGAGTTTGTTGAAGTAGGCCATCATCAGTCTCCTCGGTGTGGTGGTGTGGTAATCGTGACAATAGTTTATATTTACAAAATTGTCAACCCGCAAGACCGGCCGACCTAAAACGGTATAAAATCGTCCATGTCCCGCGCCCACTTGCTGTTATCGTTCGCCGGCGCTGGTTGATTGTCGTTGGCGGGGCCGACGCGGAAGTCTTTGACGTCGGGGTACTTCGGGTTGCGGCTATAATCCAACTGGATCTCCGCAGTCTCATCCAGTTCGTTGGCACGCTCCAGCCACTCGACGACGCTCTTTGGCGCGGGACGCTTGCCGTTGTGACGGATCCACCAACGTTCGGCCTGCGCCTTCGGGAATGAGCCAGACGGATGCTCGCAGCACATCCATTGATTGACCGCCTTCATACCCGTCATGAAGGTGACCTTGACGGAGTCTGGCTTCTGCTTGCCCTTGTCGTCTAGTTTTCCAGGATGATGACGGAAAGTACGCAGCGATACCGGATACCAAGGCTTTTCCGTCGAAAGCACCGGAGCGGCCGCAGCCTCAGCCGTGATCTTCTCTTCCTCATTCGGCGGGAAGATGTAGCCGCAGCAATGGCACTTCATGAACGAGATAGGGATAGCCTCGCCGCACCCCCAGTTGCCATTCTCGTCCTGCTTCCCACCCGTCTCTTCCGTTGGGCAAACCTTCTTCGGCTGCTCGCCGTCACCGCTGCCAGGGTCTTTCGGTCGGATCTGATCAATCGGCCCGTGGTACGCCAGATTCTTGCCATGGTCGGCGATGAGGCAATCATCCTTGCCGGGATAGTTGCGCGTTCCACGACCCAAAATCTGGACGAGTTTGCCAGCGCTCTTGGTAGACAAGATGAGCGAAATAAAATCCACAAACGGAAAGTTCGTGCCGGTAGTGATCATCGAGACAGACGAAATCGCCCAGTATTTGCCAGACCGGAAGCCCTCGAAAATCTCCTTGGTCTGGTGCGCGTTGTCGCTGGTCAGGACGGCGCAGGTCCGCCCGTGCCGACGGATGGCCTCGGCGATGTGGTTGGCGTTCTCCTTGCTGGTCGAGAAGAACAGCGCAGCACGGCGGCCTTCCGACATAACCATGTCTTCCGCCACAGCCTCTTCGATGATCTTCTCTGCCGCCGCGGACACCTCGCCGGGGACGTACTCGCCGCCGCGTGTGTGCAGGCCCTTCAGGTCAATCTTGCTGGTGGTCTTCTGGCTGGTGAGGCGCGTGAGATAGCCCTGCTCCATCAGCTCGGCGATGCCGATTTCATAGACCACATCGTCGAACAACTTGACGCGCTTCGGCTTGACCAGCACGGCCTTGCCTTCCTCGTCCACGGCGACCAGTTCTTCCTCGTCCTCGCCATCCGTCAGGCGGCCGGAATCCATACGATAGTCGGTCGCGGTGGTGCCAGATACGCGACTATCCGGATTGCGTGCGCGCACGTCCGCAAAGAACTTGCCGTACTGAGTGTCGGCATTGCGGCTGATGGCGTGGGCCTCGTCGACGAGGATGAGGTCAATGTCGCCAAGCTGGTCGACCTTGTTCCATACCGACTGAATGCCGCAGAACAGCACCTGCGCGCGCGCGTCCCGCCGGTTGAGGCTGGCAGAGTAAATTCCTGCAGGAGCAAAAGGCGATAAGCCAATGAACTCCTTGAAGTTCTGCTCGACGAGGCTGGCCGAATGCGTGACGTTGACGATGCGCATGGCCGGATAGTCAGCCAGCAATTCCTCAATGATTTTGGCAATGACGAGCGCCTTCCCGGCGCCGGTTGGGAGCACGATAAGGCCGTTGCCGCCGCCATTTTGCCAGTAGGAGTAGAGTGCGTCGATGCTGTCTCTTTGATAGCCGCGGAGTTCTAGCATGCCAACCGCGCCCGCTCACGCTGGCAAAGTTGGAAAACCCGCTGCTTTGACACACCCATATCGGCGCTGACTTCACCAAGCTCCTCACCCATGGATATCCGCATCAAAGCCTCGCTATCGCGCGTCCCAGACAGTCGGCGCAGCGTCTCGGATAGTTCGGCATAGTCGAGCTGAGACGGCGCAACGGCGGCGCTGTATTCCTCACGGAACTCAATCACCGACACATTGCGGTTGGCTCTGGCCCGCCGAACCTTGCTCAACGACCGCATGGCGAACTGGAGAAAGCTCCACAGGCCGTATTCTTCTTTGTAGGTCTTCCACCGGTTGAGCGCATCGACGATCGTGTCGTTGACAAGCTCGTCCCGGTCATCTTCCCGCCAGCCGAGACGATAAGCCAGGTTGCGCAAGCCGGGTAGGTATTTCAGGATGTCGGCGTCAAAGGACGCGGGGCGGGCAGTGGCGGTCATGTTGTCTCCTCATGTGGTGGTGGCTCAGGCGTTGGTTGCGCCGTCGATCCAGATTCCGCCGGACCTCATTTTGTAGGTGATTGTCTCCCGTTCGGGATCGACGTCGATTTGTTCGCCATCGACGAGAGTCGGCAAAAATAGATGAGCAGGGCACGAGTCGCGCTGCTCTGCGATCGACAAGGGCTTAGACCAGCGCTGGCACGACACGTGGCAATCGCCACCACGCTCTGGCTGGAAGTGAAGGCAAGTGCGGCAAGTCACACGCGGAATGGCGGCCTCATGGCAAACGGCGTGGTGCTTGCAAAACGAGCAGCCAAAGAACTCCGGATTCTCCGATAGCCGACCGGGTGGCTCGTCACTGAAGATGATCCGCTCAAGGTTAGCCAAAAGACGCAGGCAGAACTCGACATCATATTCGACGCGCTCCGACCAGTATTCCTGCGTATCCGCGCGCTTCACATAGTAGAATCCGCGGTTGATGCCCATGATGTGTTGATATAACTGGATCTGAGCGAAGTGGAGAGGCTTGGCCTTCTTGACCCCATCCTTTACGATGGCCTTAAAGCCTTTGGTGTTTACGCTCTTACATTCCACAACATGAGTTGTCTTTGGCGCCTCACGCAATCCAAGTGCAATGCCGTCCAGTTTGCCGCGCACGAAGCCATGAACGGCCCGCGCCTTCTCCTGCTCGCCCCATACTTCGACGCCGATGGCCCGCAGGTCGCGCATCATCTTGTCTTCATCGTCTTGCCCGCGCTCGAACAACCGCTGACGTTTGCCCGTGGCGGGCTCCGGCTGCGATACCCACCGGAACTCGTACCAAAGCGCACGATGGCACTCAGCACCCGCCAGTGACACGGAAATGCCCAAGGAATCCCAATCACTAGCCTCGTCAACGTAGTGTTGATCAATGGCGGCGATTGTCGACGGGGTTATGACTGGGATTTGGGCCAAGCTAAAACATCTCCTTGGTAAACGGGCAGCGAACGGGGTTGGTGGGGTCGTCGCTGAAGTTGGCGCACGACGGCATGCCCTTTATCCAAGACCATGCCGCTTGCTGTTCGCCACGGTAGGCGGCGGCGAGAATTTCGCAGCCGTCGTTGCTGGCCATATCAAGACGGAAGGCGGCGTCTCGCGAACAATGCGAGCACCAGTTTTCGTCAAAGATTTCACCTTCCGTGCCATTGGCTGGCATGTATGGCGTGCCATCTGCTGGAGGCCACGCCATCAGACCCTCATCGGCATTGCAACGAGCGTCAGCCCCTCAAAACCAGCCGACGTAATGAGTCCAGGCGAGCCGCCATCCGCAATGGCCAGCGTGACCGAGCCAGACGGGAGCACAGTCATGATGTCGCGCAGGTAGCCTGCGTTAAAGCCAATAACCGCAGGCTCGCCGCTGTATTCGGCGGCAACTTCGTCTTCGGCCTGTCCGACTTCAGACGATGCCGAAAGCGCAATGCCACCCGGCGCGATGCTGAGTTTTACAGCCTTGCCACGCTCCGACGAGACAGCCGCAACACGGTCGGCAGCCTTCATCATTTCATCGCGATCAACCGTGACGATCTTGTCGTTGGCCTTGGGAATGACGCGCTCATAATCGGGGAACGTGCCGTCGATTAGCTTGGAAGTCATGACGAAGTCGGCGCTGGAAATCTGGATGCGGTTGGTCGAGACCGAGACCAATACCGTGCCTTTCGGGAGCAGCGATACAGTTTTGCGCGGAACGATGACGCCTTCGAAGTCGGCCGTGGCGGCGCCAAAGTGGCGGCCGAGACGGTGGCCGTCCGTTGCGACCGCGACTGTCTTGCCATCATAGCCACGGAAGAACACGCCATTTAGATAATAGCGGGTCTCTTCGGTCGAGATAGCGAACGCCACCGGCGCAAACAGCGCGGCCAGATCGATATCGAATGTGGCGTCGAAGGTTCCGCCTGCCATTGTCGGGAAGTCTTCGGCGGGTAGCGTCTGCAACGAAAAGCGAGAGCGGCCCGACTTGACGATCAGCTTGTCGCCTTCCGTTTGCAGGGAAATATCGCCGCCAGCCTTGGCAACAATGCCCGCGAACAGCTTGGCGTCGACGCAGATTGCTCCCGGCGAGCAGGACGCGGCAACGGAGGCCGTAGCCTCGATATCCAGATCCGTGCCGCGTACCGTCAATGTGTCGGCTGTCGCGGTGAGCAGGACGTTGGAAAGGATAGGGATCGTGTTTCTGGATTCCACGACTTTGCCGACGCCGGTTATCAGTCTGGACAAATCAGATTTAGGAATGGTTAGCTTCATAATGTCTCCTCGGGGTGGTTGGCGGGCTGGTGAGGCCCGCCGTTGTGGTTAGGCTGCTTCTGCGGTCGGCGTAATCGTCTCGCCGTTTCGCTGCGTGCCGAAAGACCACGTCTTCGCGGGCATGACCTTGAGCCATTCATCGACGGCTTTCTCGATCAGGTCGCCAAGTGCCTTGTGCGGCAAGGTGTACTCCGCCCATGGGTCGTCAGGGCCGTCCTCACCGAAGCACTCTTCGTTGTTTTCGCAGAGGTCATCCATGATGCGCTCGGCATATGACTCGCCGTCGATGTTGGAAGTCAGGACGCTCTTGTCTGCCTCGACGATGTAGAACGGCTCGCCGTCGAAGTCGCAGGTTCCGACCTGAATTGCCTCGTTGCGATCGGCATATGGACCTTGATAGAAGTCGGCGTCCTCGCTGTCGGCAATCCACCATTTGAAATTCTTGTCACCCATCAGACTGCCACTCGCGCCTTCAGCGCCTCGTCGGCAAGCAGGCAGAGGGCCATGGCCATATCCGTGTCCATTTGCACCTTTGGCGATTGCATAAAGCGCGCGCCATCGGCGAGGCCGATAACTTCGCCAAGCCCGCCAGTCACCAGATATTCAGTCGCCTTTTCAACATCGTATTCCATACTCGTCTCCTCTATGGCGAGCGCCGAAGCGCCCGCCTTTGGTTGGTGGTGGTTATCCGTAGAGCCACTTTTCGATTGCGAAGCCCGCGAGAAGCAAGCCAGCAACCACAAGCGGCAACCAATCGACGATCACGCCGCCTTCTTAGCCCAAGGAGACTTGCCCTTCTCGGCCGGCGCAGCAGCGCGAGCGGCTGGTGTGGAAGGGCGGTTGTCGTTGGCGGGAGTGGAAGATCCGGCAACGTTGCGCTTCTTGCCCTGTGTGCCGTCGCCAATGATGCCGAGTTCTGGAATCGGCTCCTTGGCATTATCATCAGGATAGAAGAAGCGGTCGATCTGGTTTTTGTCCTTGTAGAACTCGCCTGGCTTGCCGGGTACGGGGCTGCCGATCTGAATGCCGACCTCGGCAACGAACGACTTAAGGATGAGGTGATCGGTATCAGGGTCTTGCTCGAACAGTTCAAGGTCGATGCCTGCGGCCCGCATGAACCGGTCAAACATCGGCTTGCCGTACTTGTACCGGCCGTAGTTGTAGGTATCAGGGTGGGAGATAGTCCAGTCGGCCCAGAACTTGCGGCGGTCGAACTGCTCAGGGCCAATGACTGAGAAGGTGATATTCAGGCGGTGGCCCTTGTTATCCTCGGTCGGCAGGATTTCCATCGCCTCCGCCTCAAGCTTCGCGTACATGTGGGGCAGGATGCCGCCGCTGCCGCCCTGCTTTTCGGTATTTTCTTCTTCGACCTTGTATTCAAATTCAAGTCTAGCCATGCGTAGTCTCCTTGTGGTGGTTGGTGGTCTTGGTGGTGGTTGGTGTTATGCCGCCTCGTCTTCTTCAGACGGCGGGCGGCCATACGGCGCGATGACGTGCGGCTCGAACATCTTAAAGCCCTCGCCTTGCTTGTAGGACAGTGCGCCCTTCAGGCCGTATTTGTTCTTGGCGACGTAGCCGGGGCGGTTCTCGACGCCGATCAGACGCTCACCGCTGCCTTCGCCGCGCTTCTTGACGTTGTCCTTGTGGAAGCCGCCGGACTCTTTTTGGATGGAAACACGCTGGTGAACGAAGCCGACGATATCGGCGGCGTGGGCAAGCGAATTGGCGTCGTCATCCATGCGCAGGTTGAGCCGATAACGCGGGTAACTGTCGGTGGTCACTCCCGGCTCGGTCTTTGTCTTGACGTGAGCGATCAGGATGACGGCGTAACCCGCTTCCTTGAGATCGACGAACTTGTCGATGACTTCCCGCCACACCTGCGCCGTAGCATTCTTCGGGTCAGAGAACTTGCCGTCTGTGATGTCGCTCCAGCCTTGCCTGCGGCACGCTTCGGCAATGACGATCGTCTCCAGGCAGTCGAGCGTATCGACAACGAACGTCAGGCGGTCGTGGTCGGCGTTCAGCATGAAGTCGATCTGGTCGTTGAACTCCTCGTAGCTGTCTGTCAGGCCCCACGAGAGAAGCTTGTCGCCATATCCAGCGGCAGGCCGCTCTCGCTTGCCGGTCTGTACGTACAGAGGGTTCGGCCAGTCTCCGCCGAAGGATGTCTTGCCGTCACCTTCACCGCCGTAAAGTACGATGATGGGCGGGAACGGGTCGTTCGTCCGTTTGAGCCCGTGTGTCCAGTTAATTGCCATTCAAATTCCTTTCCGACTAATGAGCATTGCCGAACATCGCGGCCAGCATGATGAGCGCGACGCCAAAGACCGCGACGATCCGAACGAAGCGCCGAAAGTCCGGCGGCGGTGGGCTGTTGACGTGGTCGCCGAGGACGCCGGGGTTTCTGGTTGTCGTGCTCACACCGGCCACCCTGTCCGGACGACGCCCCACGCCAAAACTGCGAAGTAGCCGACCACCGCCAACGCAAGCAGCCAAGGCGTGTAGATTGCGACTGTGATGATGAGCGCCGCAACCAGACCGGCCTTAATGGCTCGTTTCAGACCGCGGCGCGGCTTGTAGACTTTGGCCGTTGGCGCGTAGTCCAGCGGTGGTTTGGGGATTGGCGGAACGCGATCGCCGGGGTAGCGTCTGATGGATTCGGTGATGGGGTCAACGCGGGTCATGCTGCGGCCTGCAGGGTGACGCCAGCATGGCGAGCGGCTTCACGCTTGCTGCTGCGCGGGTAGGTCTTGCCGGTTGCGAGGAACGGCACGTCGCGGCTGGCCGGATAACTACCTGGCTTGCGTTCGTTTGCCTTGTCGATTTTGGCTTGGCGGCGTGCATCTGCACGTTCTGTCTGTCTGCTCATTTGCAAAAGCCTCCTCTGCCCTCCTGCCGAAGCAGGAGGGTTTGTTGTGGTGAGGGTGGTGGGGTGGTTAGGCGGCGATACCGACTTCGCGCTGAAGCTTTCGGATTTTCTTCAGCTTGGTGATGATCTCGTCGAGCGCTTCGTTGGTCTGTGCGGCGTCCGTCGAAATGGTGATTGTCAGGTCACGGCTGTTGTCGCTGCTGGCTGCAACTTCAACTGGCTCTGTGACGGCATACCGCTTCCAAGGATGCGGCGTCGCAGCCGGCCCATACTCTTCGGCCAGCGCGTCAACCTGCGCTGACGGGACGACGGCAGCAGTGGCGGCGGGCTCCTGCCATTCGGCGATGAGGTCGTCCTTATCGTCGTGGCGATGAGCATAACCGGGGCAAGAATGACCGTCTTCCTTGTAGTAGTGCGTGCCGCTCTCTAGCTTCCACGGCCACGGCTCACCGTTACCCTGCGCCACAACAACCGGCCCCACCTTGCGCCCGTCGCGGGTCTTGTAGAACTTGCCGGGTTCGATGGTGACGGTGGGTGGTTCGATCTCCTTGAAGTCCATAAAGTGGTTGTACGCGCCAGTCACCTTGACCCATACGCCTGTTCCGCTGATCTCCTCGACAGAGTAATCATTTCCTTTCTTCACGTCGCACCAGTCAACCAAAGACCGAACCCGATCGCCTACCTTCGGCACCCAAACGGGCGAGACGAGTTCGAGATCTGTCTCTGGGAAACTGCCGTCGCTTGAGAATGCTCGCTTCTCACCCAGCCAATACCACCACGTCTTAGCATAGCCGAAAAACTCAACTTTGCTGACGATGGCTTCAAAACCCTTTTCGCCGCCATAAGAATACCGCTTAAGGCGAACCCGATCGCCCACTTTAAACTTTCCCATCACGCCGCTCCTTCCGTGTTGCTATCCACCGTCATCGGACGGCGCTTTGTGAAATCCACATGCACAACGTTGTCGCCAACAGGCATGCTGGCCTCTGTCGGCGGCTCGCCCATGAATTCCATGTGGCGCAATGTGACGCCGTGGAATGGCTTGATTTCCAGCGTGTCGACGAGTTGGACCTCGTAGAACCGGCCGAAGCTGGACTCGCCGACAACGATGCCGAATACCGAGCCGTTCAGGCGGCTGACCACCCAGTCTCCTTCGTCGAAGTGCTGGCAGTCGCAGATGTCTTCAGGGATAGAGGTCATGCCGCCACCCGCATCGCGTACTCATTAACGGCGCGGCCAGCCAGTTCGGACTCGGCGTCCGGCGTGTTGTCGTTGGCTGCTAGGCGCTTGACCGACACAGGCATCATACCAGACAGAGTGGAGCATCCGCCGTTGTGGGGCGACATGCGCGTGACGCGCTCAGGGTTGTTGTCGTTGGCGCTTTCAAGGCGAACCGGCATTGCGGTGAGGATGCCTCGGCGGCGCAGATGCTGGTAGACGGTCATGGTCTTCATGCCGACCGCCTCGGCGATCTTGCGGTAGGATGAGCCGTCCGCTCTTCGGGCATGCAGGTCCGCAGATGCGGAATCTGTGATGATTGTCATAGGGTCTCCTCTGGTGGTTGGTGGTGGTTAGGCGGCGTGTCGCTGGCGTTCGGCGAGAATTGCACCCTCAATGGCCTTGCCGATATCGTAGTTGCTTGGGCGTTTTTCGAGGGTGTCCATGACGGCATTGGCGAGGTGCATAACATCTGGAGCTTCGGCGCGAGGAAGCGGAAGCAGACCGGACACATTGCCGACTACTTCCCGCATGGTGTCGATGCACGCGGTCATTGCCGACAGCGGCGACCGTCCACGGGCCGACGACACGAGGGATCCACCCGAAAGCGTGGTCTGCGACAATTCAGCGTGGTACATCGGCTGAACCGTCGATGAAACGCCCACTAGCTTCAGGGAAATGTCGACGCCAGTGGCGACAAGCCGTCCCATCATCGCCTCGACTACTGCGTCTTGTTCTTTCTTGATGGTATCGACAACCTCGAGCATTCGTGCGCTGTCAGCCGGAGTGGCAAGCCTATCCCTTGGCGCGCCTTGACCGATAAGGCTGAGTTGTGTGGCCTCGATTTCCTTAACCCTGTCCACTGACAGTCCGGAAAGCTCCGACATGCGATGGATGGAAATACCGTATTTCTCGCGTTCCACTTTGTTGAGTCGTGCCATTTTAGTCTCCTCCATGTGGTAAAAAATAAATCGCCCGGTGCGCGATTTGGAATTTGACAATAGTTTATATTTACATTATTGTCAAGTTCTTTTAGCTTTCAAAGGACGATCATGTCGCGACTTAGCCAGACGCTGGCCCATGAACAGAAACGCCGCGAGATGTCGGAAAAGGCGCTTTCCAAGGAATACGGCTGGCAGCAACAATCTTTCAGCCAATGGAAAACAGGGACAATCCCTCGCGCTCAATGGTTTGGTAAGCTTGCTGACTTTCTGCGAATCTCTCCTGATATGGTCGAGGAACTTGTCGCAGAGGCCAAGGTAAGCACGGGAAAAACCAAGATTCCCAAAGCACTCGATCTGGCCCGCGCATATCCTCGCGGAAAGGTCTCCGACCGAAAGGCTGGTAAGTTCCGTTTCGATGAGGTTCCGAGCGCCCGATACTCGGTTTCTGTGGATACCATAGTGATGGAGCCCGCCTTCTTGGTGGGTAAGACGGCGTGGGTTGATCCATCCCTGTGGGCAAAGCCTGGAAACGATGTGCTCGTTTACGGAAAGGGCGGAGTTGCTTGGATAGGCAAACTGGAGTCCTTTACCGCAGACAAGGCTGAAATCAGCCAGTACGCCTTCGAAGGAAACGTGACGATAACGGGTGTTCAGGCAATTCATGTCATCGTCCTTTCCGAGCGTGTCTGATCTGGTTGACAATATTGTACAAAAATACTATTGTTACGGCGCTCGCTGTGGTGGCGAGTAGCGAAAGATTGGGCTTCCGTCCCGGCGATTTTCCTATTCTCGCCGAGTCTCCTCGCCCTTTTTAGTAGGAAACTTCCCCAGAGACCTTGCGAGTGGTGTCGGCCGAAAGGTGTCTCTTGGGGAAGTGTGTCATGCTGACCGCACCAGAGCGCCCATAACGGCGCGTGCGATGTCTTCCTGCGCTGGCGGCTTCTGGCTTTTATCATGAGCACGTTCGGCCTCACGGTACGCCCTCCCCGCCGCACCACGACCGGCCGCCATGCGGATCATACCAAGCGTGCCAATCTCGGCGTGGGCCCTGATCTTTTCACCATTTGTCATGCTGTTGGAGTTTCCGGACAGAACGGCCAGTATCTTCTTCGTTCCGCGCTTTGCCGTGCCGCGTATGCGGTGGCGGGCTTGCGTGCCGACGCGATGCACTTCTCCGGCCGCGATACGCCGGTAGCCAGCACCTCGGATGTTCTCAAACACGATGCCGTGTTCTTCCGTCGCAACCTTGAATGCGGAATTTTTCAACGCGTCAGGTGACGTTACTTTCTTGCCAATGATGGCTGCAATTTCCTGGTGGGTGATTAACCCCTGCACTGAGACATGCACGAATGCGTCGACGAGCTTGTCTCTGATCGCCAATCTGGCGGGAGTGGATTCAAAGGCCATGGGGTCTCCTCATGTGGTGGTTAGGCGCGTTGAGATGAGTGACGTTGCGCAAAGTTTTGGAGCGAAGCAGAGAGTGGCGTGGGTTGATACCAGTGACGGCATCCCGAAACACTCCAGCAGGAATGCTTGGGGATGCCGCCCCGAAGGGCGGCCGTTGAGGTGAGGTGAGATGCGCAATAATGTGCAGCGGCGCGCCATGTCGCGATATGGAGCCGGGTGGTTCCTGCGAACCGAAAGGTGCCCGAAGGCAACCTCCGCTTGGCAGGGTATTCGTTGAGATGACGTGCAAGGCGGAACGACGAAGAGAGCGGTGGTGCGCCAAGTAGCGAATCGGAGTAGCAGGACAAGCCCACCAATGACCGCACGAATGCGGTCGCTGCTGAGTTTGGTGTTCGTTGAGATGAGGTGCGATACGACAGGACGAGCCGTGGAGCGACATGTTGTGTAGAGGCGCGGGGCGCAGTGGCGGTTTCCCACCACAAGGCGGCTCAATGAAGAGCCGACCAAGCTAGGAAACGTTGAGTTGACTTGCGATTCACTAAGCTGCGGCACGGTGCGTAATGGAGCACAATGGCGAGAAGCGGAAAGAAGGCGGCGGTTGCCCACCGCAATCGGTCTTCTAGGCTGATTAAGTTGGGCAACGGTAGTCATGATAGTTCCTTGCGTTGAGATGAGCGGCGCAACGTTGCGTAACTGCGCAAAGCGTGGCGTGTAGATGCGAAGTGGAAGACAATGCCTTCCCTGAGCAGGCTCCCGAAAGAGCCTGCCTAGCAAGGCGTTGCGCAAAGCGGCGTAAACGTGCCGAGCTAAACGCGGCGCTGCGTTGATTACGCCGCAAACTTGCGGTTATCTTCCCATTGAAGCTTGTCGATGATGAAGCGACCGTTCATTCCGCCGTTCATGACGGGCCGCCAGCGGCCGATACCGATGAACATACCGGCAAGCTCGACCATCTCGCGGAAGATTTCTTCGGTGATAATGGGGTCGAGTATCCATACTTGGAATGTGGCCGACCATTCGGGAACCTGCGGAAAGCGGCGCGGTACGCGGCTGCTGACGGCTGATCCGGTCTTACCCTGAGCGTCGCACATGATGTCGACGAAGTCGCTGTCCTTGAGTGTTATGCCGGTGTCAATGTAGCTATCGACGAGCATGATACCGCTCTTGAATTTGGCGGTCCATGTGGCCTTGCCCTGGCCGGGGATTTGTTTCTTGGAGTATTTGGCGGCTTCGGCAATGGCCTGCGTCATGGATGCCGCCGGAATGCCAAGCGTGCCTTCCTTGGTGAAATGCGCCTTGGCCTTCCAGGTGCGCTTGTCGTAGTCTCCTTTGCCCTCGCCCTTCAGCGACGGTTCGTCATGCTGCTTGCTCTGGCTGTAAGGGGAAAAGCTTCTGAGTGTTACGGTGGCTACGGAAAAATCCATTTTAGTCTCCTCGATGTGGTTGTGGTGAAAGGTCGTTGAATAGCTTGACGTTACGATGTGTCGCGTCACGCCGCGCCGCGAAAAAAAGCGTCATGGCGCTTGGTGTCTCCACCCCGATCGGCTCGCAATCGAGCGGACTGGCTGGAGGAACCCGCCGCCCGCATTTCAGCGGGCAGCGTCCTTGTTGATCGTCACGGTGGCATTCCCAAAGGAAAGTCCGCTCTTCTGGACGCTGCTTGTTCTTCCTGCATGTCGTCGTCTCCTGTAGTTGGCCCGCATTTCGGGGCGTTCATTTTGTTTTTACTGGTACGCTTGGTTTACTCGGTACGCTTGGGAGGTAGGTGGCCGTTTTGGCTGTTCGTTCGTCTTTTTGCTCTTGTGACTCAGTTATGCCAAATCGGACTCGGTATGTCAAACAAAAAATATTCCAAAATGGATTTTGTAATATGGTTCATTTTGGCATATTGAATCCACCCATGAACAAACTGAAAGAAATCAGGGAAAATATGGGGATGAGCCAGGTCGAACTGGCCGAACTCGCTGAGACTTCGCAGCCGCAAATCGTTAAGCTGGAAAATGGGTCACGCAAGATGACGAAGGAATGGGCGGTGCGACTCGCGCTTGTGTTGGGGACGCATCCGGCTCGCCTTCTCTTTACGGATGAGGAACTGGCGACATTTCGAGGATTCGGGGCGGACAAAGGGCAAGACCGCCCGTGGGAATCGCTTCTTGCCGAAGCAGCAGCGAAGGCTAAACGCCAACAGGTTGCTCCACAGGCTGTTCACGCCAGGCTGCAGGCGCAAGTCCCACTAACGACAGAGCAGATGATTGCGATGCTGGCGATGCAGCCGCGCATCCAACAAGAATTGGCTCTTCAGATAAGCGAAGAGATTCTTGAGCATCCCGAATCCCATTAGGATCGGGCTGACAGAGGCAATAAACGGCATATTCAAATCGCTTTCTCTGGTCGCTATTCATGGCGGCCAGATTCCGTTCGAATTTTGCTCTCATAGATGCATCCACGTACGTTCTCCCCTTTTTCCGAGCAGTCTAAGCCGCACGAATAGTCCGTTCAATTACTAATTCTGCTCATAGGCCACTTATTGGCATAGTGCAGCCGTGTCTTCAATTATGCCATTTCGGTATTGACAGTCGAGTCCATTTCGGACTAAATCGCTCCTCACGGCTCAAACCAAGCCGCTTCACCACCGAGGAGAACAAGCCATGAACCTTAGACCCAACAATATCACGCCCGACGATACCACGCAAGAATATATTCCTATTATGTTTGCTGGAAGCGTAGAGCCCATGCGCCGCGCTGACCACAAGGCTAAGAAGCATCCCCGTCCCGCGGGCGTCGATCGGACGCGCCGCGTTCGCTGCGTTTCGAAGCGGGAGTGCGGGGAATGAGCTACCGCGCAGAAAAAGCAATAATTACCGTACTAGCCGTAATGATCGGCCTGCCTGCCGCGTGCCTGATTGTTTGGGCGCTCTGGTACACGCTGCTGCACACAGTCTTGGGGGTGTTCTGATGACCATCCTCATAACCTTCTCCGCACTCACCCTCGCCGCCATTGTGGCCATGCTCCAGCACCTGCGCCTCACAGCGCCGGCCAAGAAGGAGCGCGTGCTATGACGGCCAGAACAGCCACCCGCCCTTTCAACGACACCTACGTCACCCTAGCGGCCCGCAACAGCATGTACGCGATTATCGCGGTCGGCGCGCTTCTGCTGTTGTTCGGCACAGCCTGCCAGGCTGTTGCCGTCGAGCGGCAGATGGCGGTGGAGGCAAGGGTCTAAACCTTGACAATTTTGTAAATATAAACTATTGTCGGAATTACCAATTCACCACGAAGGAGACGATTTTGACCGACAAGACGGTAGGCACAACTAGTCCACTTGTTTGGACCAGAACACCAAAAGACGAGTACGACGACCCCGAGACCTATAGCGCAGCAACTCCCGCCCATCGCCAGTTCTACGTCAATCTTCATGACGACAATTGGACATACAACGGCAAGCCATTTGTTTCACGCGAAGAGGCACAGGACGCAGCGCAACTTGAGTTTGATCGGATCATTTCCTCAATTTTCACACCATCGGTAAAGCCTCTTGAGTGGGCGGAAGACTGGGGCGGATCGAATGACGACATTCCCGGCTGGCGAGCACTGACCCCATGGGGAAGAATTAGCATTTCCGTTGCGGGGCATCGCGGACCGGATGGCAAGCGCTATGACCGCCACGCCGACGCGCCAGCCGAACTGGTCCAGAGTTTACAGCGCGAAGCCGAATATTACTACCAAGCCAAAGTTCTCTCAGCGCTCGCCATCTAACCCACCCCTCACCACCACAGGAGACAACCATGACAATCCTCACCGCACAAGAATTCATTGATCAGGGCACGACCGCTGGCGCCATTATGTCTATCGCATCGGCCAATCCCGCTAAGCGCGCCGCTTTGGAGAAGGTAGCGCGGGACGTATCCAGGCAAACCGGCCAGACGCTGCAAATCCCCGGCGCTTTGACGGCTGCCCGTAACGAGAGAAGACGGCCTTCGAATGATAACGGTTCCGGAAGCCGGAACGAGCGGAGGGTGGCGGCGTGAGCGACATCCTGAACGTTAGCGTATTCGACGGGAAGTACACCTACGTAATGCGCGCCGATGGGACGACGACGGCACTGCGATACGGCGAGCATTGGCCTGCGTTTGACAACTCACCGCCAGACAATCTTCATTTCGCCCTTGCCTCGGAGGTGGACAATTTGCGCTCCACCCAAGACGAACTACTTGCTGGTCTGCGCGCCGCTGAGAAGGCGTTGCGGGAGGAAGGCTATGAGGATGACGCAGACGCAGCGCTTGCCCTCCTTGCGAAGCACGGTGGCGCACAATGACCCGCCTCCTTGTGGCCACCACCATAGCCATCCTCGCCCTCGCCTCGTGCTCTCGCTATGACCCGATGCCGAAGTGGACTGGCTATTCAATCGAGGTGAAGAAATGAGTGAGCAAGAACACGGATCTGTCGCCATGGGCGATAGCAGGGAATACAGCCCAGCCATGAAGCGAATTTTCACAAAACTCGCCGAAGAAGGCGGCGGCACGTGGGCAACCTACATGATGATGGAGATCGATGCGGCTACCGCCGACCGTCCAGTACAGGAGCCGGTAGCGTGGGTGAGTGAAAACACGATCGCATTGCTTGGCTCAATGAGCAAGGGGGCATCGAATGTCCAGATATCCAACACACCATTCAAACGCTGGACGGTCCCCCTCTACGCCGCTCCCCAGCCCGCCCATGGTACGTCCGCAACGGAGCGGGACACACCTGCAGACCATTCGGAGGGCTCGACCGATGCGAGTGCTTGAAAAATCGCGCAATTACTTCCGAGGCAGCCATAAAGGCGGAGAAATCGAGATCGAGCGCGATCCCTGCCCCGGCGCTCCAGATCGTAAATTCTACATTCGCGTTCGCTGGAAAGACGGCGGCTATCTCTATGAAGGCTGGTCGCCGGAAGGCGTCAATACAATGGCGGAAGCGAAGCGGGACGCAATACGAGGTGCACAGCTATGACCGCAAACAATAGTCACGACCGCATCACTCGCGTTCGCGCATCACTGAAAAGCCTTGAGGCCAAATTGGGAGATGATCATGCTCGCATAATTTCCGAAGCAGAGCAGTTGATCTATGACCTGACACCACCGCCCGCGCAGAACTCGGTAACGGCAGGACAGGGCGTGAAGGTCAAGCCGCTGGAGTGGATAGACGGCGCTGGTCTATCGTACGCTCAAACTAATCTCGTGGCCTGCTATTCGGTCTGGGATGTCGAGGACGGGCTGTGGCTGTGCAGCCTTGTTGATGGTCAGTTCCCAACGATCGAAGCCGCCAAAGCTGCCGCTCAGGCCGACTACGAGCGTCGTATCTTGTCCGCCCTAAGGGACACCCCATGACCCACCCCTGCCTGACCTGCAGCCTGCCGGACTGCGACGACAAGTCCCGCAAGTGCGCCCTGCGGCGTGCGATCAACCTTTATGAGAACTGCCGGACCAGCCGCACGCTGACGCCTGCGATAACAGAAGCGCGCCGCATTGCCTTTGCTGAGTTGCGCGGTGGTGGGAGGAGAGGCGCGTGAGTAGTGAAATGACCCTACGCCCATACCAGGCCGATATCGTCGAGCGCGTTCTAAGCGCGGTGGCGACGCACGGGAGTACGGTAATGCAGATGCCAACAGCGGCCGGGAAGACTCGCGCCGCCACTGAGATCGTCAAAAGGTCAGCCGGCACCGTCTGGTTTATCTGCCATCGCCGTGAGATCATCCGGCAGACGGTCAAGGCATTCAACCGTGCTGGCATAGACCATGGCGTCATCTCGCCGGAATACCCACAAGAATATGACAGGCCGGTTCAGGTCGCATCCGTGCAGACACTGATCAACCGCATCGACGATCTCGAGGACCCCGACACGGTCGTCTGGGATGAATGCCACCACATCGGAGCCGATTCTTGGTCTGCCATCATGCGGCGCTATCCCCACGCAAGGCACGTTGGCCTCACGGCCACGCCGGAACGCTCAGATGGCAAGGGCCTGAACAAATGGTTCAAGTCCTTGGTTCTCGGTCCGTCGATCCGCCCGCTCATCAATGATGGCTTCCTTTCCGACTTCCGGTACTTCGCCCCGAGCGAGCCGGATCTGCGCGAGGCAAAGCTGCGCGCCGGGGATTACAGGCCGGAGGACATCGATAAGGCTATGAACACGCCTGTCGTGATTGGCGATGCCATCTCCGAGTACCGTAAGAACTGCGACGGCAAGCGGGCGCTGGTGTTTGCATCGTCAGTGGAGGCAAGCGAGACGCTTGTGGCGCGGTTCAACGCTGAAGGCATACCTGCGGCTCACGTTGACGGTACGACGCCCACCGAGCAGCGTGACGCCTCTGTAGCCGCACTGCAGGCAGGTGAAATAAAGGTTCTATCTAACTTCGCCGTGTTCACCGAGGGGTTCGACCTTCCGGCGATCGATGCCGTCATTCTCATGCGTCCGACCAAGAGCGTTGGCCTTTTCCTGCAGATGGTCGGTCGTGGCTTGCGGCCGGCCCCAGGTAAGGACGTGGTTTTCATCTTCGACCACGCAGGCCTATGGCTTGAGCACGCGCAGCCAGATTCGGACTGGCAGTGGTCGCTTGAAGGAAATGCCGCCAAAGCGCAGCGAAAGCGAGCCGGTGGCCTCGGCCCTCGTCGATGCCCTAAGTGCAAAGAGGTCCGCTATGAACGTGTCGAGGCTTGCTGCTGCGGCTACGAGTTTCCAAGTGGTCGCGAAGTCGGTGAGTTCGATGGGGTTCTGTATGAGGTTCGGGGTGAGGCACCGGAGGGTTTTGAGACTCGGGCGGAGTTTGCTCGCCGAAACTCGAGAAATCCGAGCTTAGTCCGCAGGTGGCTGGAACGTGGAATGCCTGGAGATATAGGCAGAAACATCGTGGAAATTGAACCAGCACTTCAGTGGATATCCACTAATTGCGTTAGTACTCGTTCCAATATTGACGAATCTCATTGTGGTGCAACAGACTTTGCCAAGATGGTGGGGTCCAGCCAGAGTGAGATTAACCGCCTGACCAAAAAGGGCCTTCCAACTAATTCTTTTGGACATATACATATAGAAACAGGTCTGGCTTGGTACGAAAAACATAAGGCAAGTTCTATAGTTCCTGATGGGAAGATCAGAGTTCCGGACTTTGCTGAAATGATAGGCCGTAACCAATCCGTGATCTATAGTTGGATAAAGCGCGGCAAGGTATCGGTCGACGAGAATTACCTTTTGGTTTTGTCGGAAGCCTTGGATTTTTATAGTTCTCGGCATCAACCTAGAACCACTCCACCACCGGAAGGCTGCCTACGTCGCAAACACTTTGGTCAGCTTTTCGGAAAGAGCGGATCCTCTGTCATTTCATGGGTAGCGCGTGGCCTTCCGACTAAGGGGGAATTTATTCCAATCGAGTCTGGCTCAAAATGGGTGCGCAAAAATGTCAAGGTGGCGGAGGCCATCCCCTCTGACTCTGTGTTCGAAAAAAAGTCAGCCTTTGCTAGGCGCTTAAGATACTTCGATAGCAAGAAGAGGCCATATGTAAGCATGATCGGCCACTTCATATCGAAAGGCCTGCCGAAATCAGAGAGCCACGGATGGGTCCACATCCAGCGCGGACTAGAATGGGTCCGCGACAACACATCAATCACCATCCCGCCTGAAGCGTGGCCCGTTGCGAATGACAACGGCGAACGGAAAGAGGAGGCAGCATGAGACCGCACGATAATGATAAAGAGTGGACGATGGACCACATCGAGCGGAACCTGATGCGGTGCGCCGAACTCGTCGATCGATTCGGGCCAGCCATGCAGCCGTGGCTTGATCGGATGGAGGCGGAATATGAAAGTGCCAAGACCACCGCAGAATCAGCCACTGCGACCGATAGGGTGAGGCGCATGCTCGGCAAATGA